GTTAAAAACTTGCATCGTATCCAATAATGCTTTGGACTCTTCTTTGGATGCCAGAATTTTTGCTTGTATCACAGTCTTCATGTTACTATTATATAGTAGGTTGAATGATTTTTTCAACTGAAATTTTATTTATGAGCCAATTCCTCCCCCGACTAAAGTCAGGGGGATTCCTTGGCTCGAAGATCTTGAATATCAATCTAACGTGGAAAGGTTTTTGAATTCTATTTTTACTATTAGTTTTGTGGTTCCTTTGTGTATTCTGTGATAAAGACCACGGGGTATAAATACTTGCCCTTGGCAAGGAATTGGAAGTTTGTTATCTTCTTGATACTTCCAATCGTTTTGATTTAAGAATGTAATCAATCTGTCTTCGTAGTCTCTGTGCCAGACTAAATCTTCCATCTCTACATCGGGGGAGAATTCTCTTACGATGTAGTTTTCTTCTTTTGTTTCTAAAAAAGGTTTGGGATTATTCACTTTTTGGTGCAGACCAAGATTTAATCTTAGAAACTAACAAATCATATGTGGCTTTAACCCATGCTGGCTGAGGAAGTACGTTCCAACCAACTACTAAACCAACAAGAAAAAATAATAGATTATCAAGCATTTTAGACTCCTGTTTGTTACCAACTTGCTGAAGAAGACAAGCCAACTTGTTTAGCATACCGGCCTATGTGGCATGCCCAATATCCCGGTGTAGTTTTGTCATTTTTTAAATGACATTTATGTCTAGCCCTAAAGCTTTTAGCTCTTTTGGGATCATTATTTTTAACACTAAGATTTGGATCTCCAAATCCAATTTTCTTAGCAACAACTCTGCCTTCGGCATTTTTTCTTCCAGAGTTCACATAAACAACAAATTTCTTATTGCCTCCTGTGGATCTTTTGGGAGAATCTAAAGCAACAGACTTACCTTGATAAATTCCAGTTCTCCCAGCTTCAGTTAAAAGAATAAATTCATCATTTTCATTTACTTTTAACAAGCCTTGTTCCCACAATGTTCTCATTTCATTTGCCAAATCCATCCATCCTTCTGATCCTAATCTGAAAACTGTATTAGATAATGAAATATTATGTTCTAGATGATATAGCAAATTTTCTGAAAGTTTTACATTTTCAGTTATCAAAGTCATAGGGGTTTCCCCCTCTTTCATTTCATAATATCCAACTAATTCATCTGACATAATATCCTCACTATAGTATTTCAAATTCTATTTCATGCATGGATGTACCAGACCAATCCCAAACTTCATCATGGTTTATTTTTACTCTTCCAGATTTTTCTTGTGCTTTTAACAGAGCGTAAGATGTATCTTCTCGCATGTCTGCTTTTATTGTTTTGCCTTTGAATTGTCTTATGAAACCTAAAAATTGTGCTGCAGATTTCATATCTCTAATTTTCCCACCCATAGCTGCAAAATCACCGATTTCTACTTCATTTCCAGTTTCGCATCCAATAACGTAGAAGTTGTCTGTTACAAGATAAACAGGCTTGCCATTACATTCATAAATATCTTTAACTTGCTTTTCTGTTATTTTATCTAAATCTACATTTGGGTCTTCTTCAATTACATCATGCATGTGCATATGTGGCAAGTGAGCACTTTTTTCTATTTCAAGTAGTTTTTCAACAGCCCATCTGGGGAAGTATTTTACTCTAGATGTAATTCCGCCAATTAAACCTCTTGGCAAGAATGATTTGTGATAATCATCATGCGTATATTTTCTACTTGCAGAAGCTAATGCTTCAGTATAATACCATTCATAAAAGTTCATAAAATATTTAGTATTTTAAAGATAAAAATTTTGTTTCATTATTTTCAATATATTCTAAAACGTATAAACTTTCCCCATAGCTTATATGTTTTTTAATTAGTTTAATATTACCAGAGTGTATTTTCCTATGACAGTTTGCACAGCAGACAACAACATTAATGCTGTCGTATTCTCCGCCTTTGTAGCCTTCATATATACGATGAGCATCTAGGCAAGAATAATCTTTTTCATCGCAGAAAGCACATTTGCCTGCGTGTTTTTTAAAGGCATATTTGCTTCGTATTTTTGCCATTAACTAATTATATTCATTTTGGTTTTGTTTCGGTCGATTAATACATAATCAAAATCAACTATTCCCATACTCTTTTTTACGAATTCTACAACTTTTTCTACATCAAAATCTTTGCAGCTATATACATCCATTCTAATATGAGGCTCTGGCTGTTGCGGCCATATATGAATCGACATATGACTTGTTGTTATTACAACTGTTCCTGTCACTCCTTCATTACCAGGAATGTCACAATATTTGCTATGGGGAGGAATTAGTATTTCCATGTCAACAATATCAACCAAATCTGTTAGCCATTTATTGCAAGATTTTTCATCATTTATTGGGTCGGTAACAACAGCGTTTAAAATTAAATGCTTGTGGTTTTTTTCCATTTTAAGCTTCCTTTGAAAATAGTGAATAAAAATATAGTATTGTATATTATAATAATTTTAAGAGAGATATGGTAAATTTATGAAAAATATTATAGATTTAATAAAGTCAGATGATTGGCCGCAAGCTGTAGATATAAATCTTGTTTGTGATGAATCTAATGAAAAAGACAAAACAGAAAGAGCAGAAAGCATTGCAACATTAGTTATTAATAATGCTCATTACGGCAAAAGAGTTTTAGATTTTGGATGTGGCGAAGGACATGTTGCAGATTTTATGCTAAAGCATGGTGCTTCTAATGTTGTTGGTTATGATATACAAAACAAATTTTCCAACTTTGAAAAAGTTTTATTAACTACAAATTGGGACATAGTTGAAAAAAATGGTCCTTATGACTTTATAAATGTATATGATGTAATGGATCATCTTGAAAATATAAACCAAATTGAAGCTTTTATACTATTAAAAAGTGTTCTTGCAGAAGGTGGTAAAATATATGTTAGATACCATCCTTATATGTCAAGACATGGAGCACATATTTATAAGCATTTAAATAAGGCTTTTGCTCATATATTTTTAGAAGAAGATGAAATAAAGCAATTAGTCCCAGTGGAAAGTATGATTTTTACACATGCAATAACTTTTCCTCAAACATCTTATAGTCATTTTGCTAAATTAGCTGGATTAAAAACAGAGGCATCATACAATACTACAAAAAAAGTAGAAGACTTTTTTAATAATTTAAGTATACAGAATTACTTAAAAAATAAACTTAAAATATCTAAATTTCCAATTCACGCTATGACAATCGAATTCATTGATAAGGTATACACACTATGAAAAATTTTTTAGATCCAAATGCAATATCAGAAGAAGAACTTTTTAATTATATTCCAATTGCAATTACAACTGCTGTTTTTGCAATTTATTTAGGATATGCATTTTATTGTATTATTACACAGTTTTATAAAAAATATTTAGAATCAAAAGGTGAAAATTATGTTTATGGGTTAAGCACTACATCCACAAGAAGTGGAAAGTGGAAAAGCATAGCTTATAATTATAAGAAAAAAAATGGCAAGTGTGCTGTTTGTGGCAAAACAGAAAATTTAGTTGTTCACCACAAAATGCCTTTCCATATGAATCCAGAAAAAGAGCTTGATGAAAATAATTTTGTTGTGCTTTGTGAAAATAGACCCGTAAACTGTCATTATTTGTTTGGACACTTAATGGATTGGCAGGGATATAATCCTAATATTGATGAAGATATTGAAACTTGGAAGAAAAAACTGGAAACGAATTAAAAATATGGTTTAATTTAAACAGGAGGACAACTATGAAAACGATCATTCATGTTAATCAATTCATGATTAGAAGGAACAAAAAGACTGGAGAGAAAAATCCAGTAATTACAGTAAAAAATTATAAAGAAAATAAATATGCACATGAAGTTGTAATTAAAGGTGATTGTAAATTAATATATAAACCAGAGTCTCCTCTTTCATGCGGAGCCCATGTATGGATCGAAACAGATGGTGAAGTTGAGATCATAGGAGAGGCTATTAATTCTAAAGAAATATTTTGTAAAAGGAATAATAGTGAATGCAAAATTAAGAGAAAAACTAATTGACGAAATCCTAAAAAATGGTGATTATTTAGAAGATAGAATTAACGAGAAGGAATCAAAAGTATTTGAAAAAAAATTTTTGTTTTTTCTAATCGTTGTTGTTTTTGCTGGACTTTTGCTTTTAACATTATTTTGAGATTAAAAAATGCCAGAATTTATTTTTGACAGGCAATTTTCGATGCCGAATCCTTATACATTCGAAATGCCTCCCGTAAAAGCATTGTTAAAAAAATATATAGAACCAAGCATGGATGTTATTGATCCATTCGCAGGAAAAAGCGAGATAGCAAAATATAGAAATGATTTGGCAGTATCGGGCAAAAATAGTGTAGAATGGCTTTCTGAATTTGTTAAAACAGGCATTCAAGTTGATGTAGCATTATTAGATCCACCTTATTCCCCTAGGCAAATAACAGAAGTATACAAATCTGTAGGACTTAAAGCATCACAAACGGACACCCAAAATGCTAGATTGTATAGTGAATGCAAGAAATATTTAAACATGATATTAAAGCCAGATGGTCTTGCTTTTACTTTCGGATGGAATAGTATGGGCTGGGGTAAAAAGTACAACTATAAAATTTTAGAAATACTACTTGTTTATCATGGTGGCGCACACAATGACACAATATGTGTTGTAGAAAGGAAACCAAATGACAGTCAATGAGCTTATAGAAGAATTAAAAAAATATGATGGCAATTTAATTGTTTCAACAAATGGTTACGAAGGTGGAGTATCAGATAAATTTGATTTAAGATTAATTGATATTTGTCCTAATGTTTACACAAAATGGTATATGGGAGAGCACGAATATTATAATAGCAGTGTAAGCCCAGACTGCATGAAAGAAGCAAGAGTTATTATTTCGAGGGTCTAATGCCAAATATTTATCTAATTTCTGATACGCATTTTGGCCATGATGCAATGTGCAAGTTCCTTAGAAATGATGGAACTAAAGTTCGTCCTTTTGATAATGCAAATGATATGGACGAATGCATGATTGAAAACTGGAATAGAATTGTTCGTCCCAAAGATAAGATATATCATCTTGGGGATGTGGCTATTAAAAGAAAAGATCTTAAAACTTTGAAAAAACTAAATGGAGAAAAGATTTTAATAAAAGGCAATCATGACATTTTCAAATTAAAAGATTATGCAGAATATTTTAAAGATATAAGAGGCACACATAAATTAGATAAACACTACATATTGTCACACTTTCCAATACATCCAGATTGTATAGGTGATAATCAATATAATTTTCATGGTCATATACATTATAAAAATGTAATTAATGAATTTGATGAAATAAATCCTAAATATTTAAACTGTTGCGTAGAACATTGGTATTATTCTCCAATTTCTTTAGATTTCGCAATAAAATCAACAAAGAATCAGTAGGGTTTTATATGAAAGAAGAAGATTTAGAAAACATTAAGGAAAATTTAAAATCTATTGAAAATAAAGATGAATTAATATTATCATTAATTAATGAAATATATAGACTTATAGATTGTATTAAAGTAATTACAAACAAGAATCCAATAGAAGGCGGATGGGAATGATAGCTAATTTTTCAATTTGGTTAGAAAATAGAGAAGAAATAGGAGATGTATATTGGGGGCCATATAGTTTTGTAACGGAAGAAAATGGATTATTAAAAATAACAGCAGATGATTTGCCAGAACCTCTTTATGTTCCTGTTCAAAATAATGTGACCAACATAGGATATGGACCTTTAAACAAGAATCTATCGCCTCCTTGGGTTAAATATTTTAAATATAGAAACGAGATGGGCAAAAATATAATTACATATGCAGAAAATAGAGCCGTAGACTGCATTCCATATAATAAAACAAATAATGCTTTTTATCTTATTAATAGATTGAAAGACCCCAAGGGATTGGCTATTCCAGGAGGATTTTTTGACAACGCTGCTGATGGGTTTTCGGCAACCAATCCTCCAGAACCTATGGTAGTTGCACCAAAAGCAGCAGCTAGAGAGCTGAGCGAAGAAACTGGAGCCTCTGTAAGTGGCAGCGGCTTAATTTATTTGGGCGAATTTGATGCAAGTGGGTCAGACAAAAGAGAAAAAAATGTAAAAACATGGGCATATCTTTATGAGGTTCCAGACAAAGATATATTATCTTTTAAATTTGGCGATGATGCCACTCAAGCACCAGGTAGTATTAGCATGTTAAATCAAGGTCTTAAAGGTTGGTATGCTTTAAAAGAATTGCCTAATATGGCTTTTCAACATCATAATAAAATATTAGCGACAGCTTTAAATAAACTTAAAGGGGCAACAACATGAAACTATTTAAAGAGTGGATGAGTTTTAGACAAACAGGCGAGCCTTCTGAATCTAATTTTCAATTCATTGGAACTTATGATACAGAAACCATCCCAGACTTGCAAGAAAACTCTGAACTTCTTGATGTAAAAGAAGTTTTAGAACAAATACCAGCAAACTATAAAACACAGTTCTCTGAAACTGCAAAATTAACTGCTGGAAAATCCATGAATCAAAACAATAAAGATTTGATTTGGATTTCTATAGAAGATACTGGCGTTACTTATCTTTTCGAAAAGAATTAAGATTTTGAGCCAGCTAATTCCCCGGCTTCAGCCGGGGTAGTAATCAGCGTCCGGTAATAAAGCTTAAGAAACTTTTTCTGGGAGCTGCCTTGGGGGAAGCTGTTTTTTTTCCGACAGTTCTAAAATCTGATGCTTCTTTGCCAGATAGATCGCTAAGCTGCATTCCCTTTTGTGGGGCAACAGAAGTTGGCTTTGCAGCCATGAGTTTTGCTTCTAGTTCTTTATATACTGGCAAATCTCTAGCCACATCACTCCAAGACTGAAGTTCGTTCCTTAATTCTTTTAATTTTTCTGGAGTTAATGTTTCTCCAAGCTTATTTGCTTTGTAAGCTTGGAATATGCCTCTTATTTCCCCGCCAGCAAAGTCTTTAGTATGAGGAACTTTGGGTCTAGTTGTTACTACTTCATCTATTTTTTCGAGCCACTCATTAAATGTAATCATAATAACTATTTATTGTTTGACTTATTATTTTTTTTGTCCATATATATTTTCCACAACTTGCCTGAAACATTTATTTTTTCTTTGTCATTAAGATCTATTACCAAAGGGCCAAAATCTACTTCTTGATCAAATTTTTCTCTAGCAATATTAATAAGGGAATTTTTAGCTGCCAAGCAAACAAGAGGATGTTCATCATGGTACAAAAGAAACAAATCATTATTGGGGTCTAACATATAGCCAAAGTAGAATGCTGCTGCAGCTCTATGTGAAAAATCTTTGGATTTAATAAGAATCTGCAACATATCCTTGCCAGTAACAGATTTGGCAATATTTTCGCAATATATTGCCAATCCAACATACTCTGGAGAGCTAAGACTAATTTTTTCAAAAATTAAACTTGCTAAAATCTTTTTACCATCGTATTTGTTGGTGCTTACTGGCATAATCACGAAGTTTTCTGGTTCTTGAGCGAGGCAGAGCAAAAGAAGAGAAAGCATTGCAAACTCCTTGTGTTTAACTTCCAACCAACAATCATATTCCAAAAAAACTATGAATCAAGATCATTAAAAAGAATCATATCTGCTATTTGGGATGTTAAAAACTTTAGATCTAGCCATTTTATAGTTTGTTCCATGTGTTATGCCACCTGATAGTTTCCACATGTTGCTCCATCCCAATTTACCAACAGTAAAAAATGAGACAGAGTCAAATTCCCACCCAAGTCTAAAAGACTCTGTGGTATGTATTTCAAATAGATGCTTGCTCTGAGGTCTGCCCCCAGACCAAGATACATTTCTTGCAATTTGATTCACTTTTTTAATCATTTTTGGCCCTCCTTACAATTTTTGTAATTAGATTGTAGGGGCCTTTAAAATTTTTAACTCAATTTCTCGATGCTTGAAAGTATTTTTGCTTGTTTTTCTATTGTTATTTCTAAAATATTTATTTTATTATGCAATTCTGTGCAATAAAAAATATAATTTTCTAATTCTGATATTAGATTTTGCATATCATTTCTACATGATGCTATGAAATCCATATTAGCAAGATCATCAGATTCTGGCCATTTGCCATCAATTGTCATGAGACTATTTTTAACTTGAATACTTGATACTTTCCACTCACCCTGAGTGGTGCTGTTTATTTTATTTTTATAATTTTCAATTTGTTCTTTGGTCAACATGTCAAACCTCAAATTTCTAGCTTTTTATTGTTTAAAACAATAGAATGTTTTACTTTTACTTCTGTCAGCATATGAGGAACTCCAATATGGTTACAAATGTTTAGTTTTTTACATTCTTTTGAATTAAGAAATACGTCAGCATGTTTCTTTTTATCAATAATGTCTAATAAAAACTTTTCATTTTTGCCAATATTTTTTGCTGCCATTCTAAAAATGGCATCATTTAGCCTTTCAGCTTCTTTAACATCGGCTTTTATTTCTTCTATTTTGCCAAAAGTGAAAGAGCTTACATCATGTATCATGATTGTAGCTTCTTCGCTTAAAAATCTCAATCCTTCATTGCCAAACATAAAAAGCATAGCGCCACAAGACATAGCTTTGCCTGTGCATATTGTGGCCACAGGAAGGGGAGAAGCTTTTATGGTAGAGATTAGCTGCATTAATGAATAAACGTCTCCTCCATAAGAATCTATAAAAATAGGTATTAATGTTTTGTTTCTATTGACAGCTTTTTCAAATTCTTCTTGAAATTCTTCTGTCATTTCATTGTTGAAGCCTTTTGATATTCTAATAATATGTGGTTCAACATGAAGATCAGAATGTTTTGTTTTTATAATTCTGTCCAAACGGATAATGTTATGCACAAATCGCCCTCGAAGGAAATATTAATCCCTTAATTCTAAATCCTTTTTATTTTGAAATCAACATCTTGACAGTTTTGGCGAAAAGTTTTTTTCTAGCGTCTTCTAGTTCATCAGTCCTTGGTTCTTTGTGTAGCATTTTAAAGAATTCCGGATTTACTTTTCTTTGGCCATCATGATCTATATATTTTTTCATTACGTCTGTAAAGTCGTAAGTGAAAATTTTACTGTATAATTCATTTTTATCAATAAGTTTCATAAAACTTTTAATTTGTGATTGAATTAAATTGTTTGGTTTGGCAAACAAATCATAAATCAAATCTGGGTTAAATTGTGCTTTTGTAAAACTATAAATTTTAATTAAGTTACATATATTTTCAACATCAAGTTTTGACCAACCCATAGACAATAATACATCATATACTTTGTCTACATTGTTGTTTCTTAGAATAAAAGATGTTGTGACAATTTTTGAATTAGGTAGGTCTGGAACTGGCTTAGATATTTCAAGTCTTGGGAAAATCTTATGGATAAGATTTGAGTCGAGTAAATTTTGAATATAAATATCTGTAGGAATGTCAGACTTTTCTACAGCACCGATATAGTACTTTTTAAGATGGTCTCTTTTTACTCTTTCGTCTGAAGCATCTTTAATGAATGGAATAATTCCAACAGGAATCTTGTTATCATAGCCATATCTGGAAGCCAATGTAACAATTCTATAAGGAAGGTAGGGGTCATTTTCAAAAGCTTTTTCTGGTTTTCTTACAGTTACGATTCTTCCATTTTTTAGGTCATATCCACCACCTTGTGGGTCTAATAGTTCAGAATTTTCGCCGTCAGAATTTTTTAATTTTAAATAAAGTGCATTGATTGTCAAATCTCTGCTCATGGAATCTTGTTCCAAAGTTGTTACGAATCTTCTTTCTTTTGGAGTTAGCATCCTGTTTTTTACATTTAAAGTAAATGGTGAAATGTGTATTTTCTTTCCATTAATTTCTGCGGTTAATTCCATTTCATCTTGGTTAGAGTCCCATCTGCTTGCATAAAACACTTTACTTTTGTTGTCTTTTTTGGGAAGTCTTTTATATTTGTTTTTAACTTGAATGTCATCTGTTTCTGGTTGAACTTCAACCAAGTTGCAATATGGAGATTTTAATATCAATCTTATTTCATCGGGGCTGGCATCTGTAGAGCAGTCGTAGGTGTCAAATGTCTTATTTTTTAGATGATCTCTTAAAGAACCTCCTGTTAAATAAATTGTCTTTTTCTTAAGGGTTGGCTTTGTCATCCCTTTATCTTTTATTATTGTTGAATATCCTAAATCTATTTCTTTTGAATTTTCAAAGCCATCGATAATACATTTAATAGCAGAGTTGCTTAAGTGACTAACAACCAAAGGCCTAAAATCGCCATTTCTTTCGTTTTCTTTAAGACGAATCTTAGATATTAGTGCTTCATCTTTATGTGGTTTTTTGTTTTCCATAATTACTATTTATTAAATCCGAATTTAAAAATTAACCATGCAACCAGTATTGCTTCAACAAATTTCCAAATTATACTAATAAATTTCCAATATGCATGAAGAATTTTTTTCCATTTCTGCTCTGATACTTCGTTTGATGTCATTATTTTTTGTGTTTCAGATTCTAAAGTTTTTATAACCTTGGTGTTACCCTCATCTGTATTTTTTAGTTGTTGTATTTCTTTTTCTAGTAAAGAAACTCTAACTAAAAGATCGCTAGCGGGATTGGTGTCACTTTCTAAATTATCAATAGTTTTTTCCAAAATTCCCAATTTAATTAGAAGTCCATTTATTATTTCAGTAATATTGCCAATATTTTTTGATTCAACTCCAACAACTCTTTCAAGTAGTTTGTTATAATAATCAAATAATTTTTCAAATCTAGCCGAAAGCTCATCTTGCTTTTTAAGTGTATTATTAATTTTTTCATCAATTCTAGCAATTGAATTGATAACCGCTTCAGGGTTTATATGCAAACTGGTTTCATCATCTTTTTGTTGTCGGCTTGCCATAATTTATTTATATTTTTCTTAATAAAAGTTAAAAAATACTTAAATATGTATATGGATAATCAAAATTCAATACCAATCCCACCAGTTAGCGTTATTGTAGCAAATCCCAATGGTCCAAGTGATTGCTCAATAACAGATAATGATTTGCAAGAAATATATACAGAAATACTTAAAGATATAAGAAATGATAGAAGTGAAATAGATAGTCTTTTAAATAATTTTGTAGAGATGGTAATGAATGAAGGGGATGTTTCATCTGCCTCTAAAGAGGCAATAGTAAATTTGATTAAAACAAAATCTGATTTATCAGATAAAAAGACCAAAATTGCAGATTTGATGACATCCTTAAGAATGAAAGACAAATCTATAGTTGGAAAAGTTCAAACTAATCAAACTAATCACATACATATAACAGATAAAAGAAATCTAATAGAGACCTTGACTAAATATAAGAAGAAGGATCAAAAGGAGATTGAAAATGGTTAAATGGGCTTCTATAAATGACTGGTTAATAAACGAAGAAGATGTTTTATCATCTCCGCTTGATCCGGCTGCAGGACAACCTCCCGCTGATGTGAATCCTCCTGGAATGCCTGGAGCTGGTGCAGGAGCACCTCCAGCAGATCAGCCTGCTTTTCCAGACCCAATGTCAGCTAAAGCTCCTCCTCTCGAACCCGCTGGCATGGAGCAAGACCCAGATTCTCCAGATATGCCAGAAGATTCACAAACAAAAGTTAATTTTGATTCATGGCGTAACAATTTTTTCAGAGACCTAATAAAAGGTGATGTAAATGAATTACTTGAAAAAATACAATCTGTAAGAAATGGAGAGTTAGACTCATACCAGAGAAAATTTGTCGAAGACAATTTACAAATTTTGTTTTTGAGACAAAATGCCAATATTGAAAAAGCATCAAAAGAAATTAGAAAAAAAATAAGAGAAGAACTTGATAGAAACAATCCTTCTGTAAGCTTGATTAACCATGTCACATCAGTTCTTCAATCAATGCCAGAATTAACAAATGTGTTTATCAAGCTTCTAGGTCTATTCAGCAACAAATCTGATTTACACCGCAAATATATCGCATCATTGCTTGGCGCTGCACAAGTTGGCAGCGGAGGACAAAACGAAGACTTAATCCTAAATCAAAAAGAATTTTCAATTAAAATATCCACAAGAATGGCTTCCAAATTTGGAACAATAGATTTAGGAAGATGGTCAATGATAAAAGATGACCAAGAACAATACCTTTCAGAATCGGAATTGGAAAGACTGGAAGATGGAAGTCCAGATGAAAGAGAAGTTCTAAGAAAGCGTGTTGTACTAGAAAGCATAGCATCTTACTTTAGAAAAAGAGCTTATTTTGTAAACATAGTAGATACAGATGGCACAGTATTTTATGTTGGTCTAGACCTGTCAAACGCACTAAGAGAAGCTTATGATGCTGGCAAACTTGTAATTAAAACAAAAGTAAATGACAGCTCTGAAGCAATGTATACATCTGAAGGTGAATTAGTAGAATTCTTAGATATAAAGATTATGTATGAGAAAGATACTGGCAAAACTGATGCAGATGGAAAGCCTTTGAAAAATGAAATTGAATTTATAACAAGAAAAGACGGAATGTTATTGTTGAACGCATCCCTTGAAACAATAAAAGATTGTAGCGCAACTTTCCAAGGAATTCTTATAAAAGAATCTCCATTCACTGGAAACCCAAGTGATTTGCAATCTTTGATGAGATGCGTTCCATCAGCCCCAGAAATGATTTTAAGATCATGCTAAGGAAAAATATGCAAACATTTTTAGAATTCTTTCAAAGAGATGAAGATGATGCCAGAAAGAAACTAAAACTTCTCAAAAGTATTTTTGATGAAGATGGCATGTATTCAATGGACTTCACCAGCGAAGAAGAAAGAGAACCTTATATTTTTGTTACCGCTCCAAGCGATCTAAGCTTTCAAGGAATTAGATTTTATCAAAAAGGTGACATCACAGCTTTTATGATACAAAAAGAACCAAAAGTTTTTCCATATGGAAAAGCTTATTTTCTAGACCTTCAAAAAATGCTTGACGATATTATGGTCGATAAAAGTGATAAAGATGAAGCTTTGAAAGAACTTAAAAAACAAGTTACAAAGAAAATAAAAATGTTCTTTAAACAAACTAAAAAAGCAGAAGACAAAATTGTAGATGCAGAAATTTCTGGAAACGGATTGCCTGGATCTGCTCAGATTACCATAAGAAATGTTAATAACGAACCAACTAATCCAAATGCAGATAAAAGAAACCCTGCATTAATGCGAACAGGCGGAACAGATTACTCAAACACGTTTTATAACAGCAATACAAGTAACTAATGGCTAATGATGCAGCATCTCTTTTCAGTAGTATTGGAACATTAAATCCAGCATCGGAAAGAGCAAATCAATACGGCCCAACCACAAGAAGACTTGGAAAGGGAAGCTTAATACAGTTTACATACAACTTTGCAAAACCATCACATGATAGAACACCATTAGTTGTAGTAACAGATATAATGCCAGCTTATATTAGAGGAATTAATCTACATTATCTTACATTTCCAACAATTAAAAAAATATTACAAACTTCTGGCATGAATGCTTGCAATAACCCAACTTTTTCATATATAAACATAAAAGCAGATCAATATATAGTTTCGTCATTCAGACAATATAAAAAGATTGGATTGAGAAATCTTAAAATTCTTGATTGCAGTCTTGTTCTCAACATCATGGGCTCTGTTAGAGCGATAGACCCCCAAGAAGTTGAAGCAATTAGAGAAGCTGTGAAAACACAACTAAATAAAGTTATAAACCAAAATGTAGCAGGAACGAGTGAGTTGTAATGGCAGATTCAATCAATAATAATGCAGTAGATGGAATGGGCAGAAGCTATGCCAACATAGACATGGACATGCTCAAAAGTCTCATGTCTGGAAAAGTTGGAGAAGCAAAACCATTCGATACTAAAGGCACAGATGAAATTAAAGATGAAATAAAAAAACTTGCAAAATTACTTGGTTCAAAAAATGCAGACTTTGTAAAAGATTTGCAAAAAGCTGTCAAATATATCGATGAAATGAAAAAAGTGCTTTCCTCTGTCAATAAAACAATATCATCAAACAAAGAAAAATCAAATTTTAACGATATGGCAAATGCTTTGGGGAAAGTATTAAGTCCTCTTGTTAAGAATGGAGGAGGTGCAGATGCTGTAAATAAAGCTATATCAGCTTCCTCTTCAGAAATAAGAGTTGGCTTCAAATCAATTGAAAAAGTATCAAATCACCTAGCATCTTTGTTTGGCGAATTTATAAAAATGATGGAGCCGTTTGTAGATGAAGGATTGAAAAAAGGATCTATTTTTACAAGAGATGAAAGGCTAAGTCAAAAAATTGGCAAGGGATTGAAAATAGAAAAAGGAAGTATAGCAAAGTGGAGCAATGTTATATTTGCAAAATCAGGAGGTCTTACAAAAGGATTTAGAAATGCTTTTTCAGATATCAAACCTGAATACCAAGAAAAAATTTCAGAAGCAATTAAAAGCGCAGCGTCGTATGCCCAAAATACCGGAATGTCGGAGGCGGCAGCTCTTGGTAAAGCATTTACTGAAGCTGCAGCTGGAATGGGTGAAAAAGATAAAAAACAATTTCTTAAAAGTAAACAAGGCATGATTGAAAGGATTCAATTATTAGAAAAAGAAGACAAAATACTTGAAAAAGGAGCTATTAAGAATGCCTTTGTAAAAGTTGGCGATGGACTCGCAAGACTTGCAGCAAGTGCCGTAGATGCAGACATAAGCTTTAGTGGAATTACAAAAGAAATTGGAGAAATGGCAAAGGGGCAAGCTGATTATAAACAAGCAATGTTTGAAACTTCTGGAATTGTTAGAAGCAATTTTGAAATGCAAAACGAAATTGAACAATTAGCTAAAACAAATTTAGAGACAGGATATGATGGCACGAAAGCTACAAAAGAAGCGGCGAAATACGCAAGAAATGGTTTAAAATTAAATAAAGATACAACAAAGGTTATAAAAACTCAATTGTCAACTGAAAGACAATTAGGATTGGAAGCGGGAACGCTAAACGATCATTTTAAATCTTTGACTATGGAAGCAGGATTTTCTAGCGGCCAAGTAGAACAAATGGGCAGAGATATGTCAAATGTTGCCAAGGCATCTGGACTTAGCGGCCAAGCAATGAAAGATGTTTTGGAAAAATCAAAAGAATTAGCAAAAGTTCTTCAATCTTCAGGAACACTTACAGTAGATGCTAATAAAAACATTTTACATTTTATGGCTGAAGCTAAAAAGCTAGGCGTTGAAGAAGGAGCAGCAGAATTTGGAAAAACTATTTCAAGTTTAAAAGAATTCACAAAATCTCAAAATCATTTCTTGCAGCAAGCAGTTGGAAATGCAGGAGAATTTAATCAAGTTATTAACGGAACTTTATTAGGAGATAAAAAAGCTTTAAGTAAAGTTGCAGAACAATATCAAAAAAATATTTCAGCTCAATTGGGTCCAGAAATAAAAACTTACGCAGATTTTCAAAAGTCTTTTAATAAAGCAAGGCTAAAAGGTGATCAAGCAGAAATGGACAGACTTTCTCGTGCAAGGATGCAGGTAGAACAAGCAACGGGAACTTCTTTAGAAAACGCTCTTAAAGTGCCGGAAGCTCTTATAAAAGGAGTTGGAGAAGCATCAAAGCCATTGGCTGAAAAAATAGCAAAAATAACAGAAGAGCAAAAAAAAGGATTGATAGACGAAGATACTATGAAAAAACAGATTACCAAACTGGAATCTGATAGTGCTACAAGTTTGTTAACAAAAGTTAGAGATATGGCTGCTGCATCTGACAATGTTGCAGATTTTAATGATATGTTGAAAACACAAGGAGGACAAGAATTAGAAGATATAGCTGGCAAAGGAGCAACAGCAACTGAAGCTTTGCAAAAGTCTTTAGAAAAAATAAACAAAAGAATTACTCAAACAGGTGGCACAGCTCTAAAATTTGATCAAGCTACTCTAGCAAAAGCTGTAAGTGGAGGAAAAGCTGGCGATGAAGGAATGGCAGAAATACAAGAATCAGTAATGAAAGCTAGTAGAGAAGCTGATGAAAGAGAAATGCGAGCAAACAATCCTGCTTATCAAGCCGCACAAACTTTAAATGATGTTAAAGAATCTATAGTAAAAGGAGCAAATTCTGTTATTGGAAGGCTTAATGCAATTATGCTTGAAATAGCTGCCGTAGCCGCTGCCATAGGAGGGCTAGCTCTACTATTCAAGGGATGGGATATAGGCAAATCAGTATTAGAAAAAATGGGAAATAAATCTTTTGCCCCAGCACCAGCGCCACCTCCAAACACTGGCCCTTCTGCTCCTGCTCCACCTCCAGATTTAGATGGAAAAGGAAAAACAATAAAAGGAGCCCCGGCACCAGCACCGCCTCCAGATTTAGATGGGAAAGGAAAAACAGTAAAAGGAGCCACAGCACCAGCTCCAAAACTTGGCGAAACAAAAGGAGCAGAAGCTGTTGAAGCTAAAGGCAAAAAGAAAATATCTGCAGAAGCAGTTGCAGCAAAGAGTTTTAAAGACGCTCCTCCTCCTACTGGCAGGAAGTCAATGTGGCAGAAAACCAAATCTTTTGGATCTGGTGTAAAAGGCAAAATTGGCGGTCTATTTAGTGGTGGTGCAGCATTAGCAGGAGGATTGGCTGAAACTGCGGTAGGGGCTTTGGGAGGAGGTGGTGGTGGCGATGAAGGAGGATGTGCGTGTAGCATAGCAGAAAGTGCGCTTAGTAAAGTAGGTAGTTTGGCAGGAGTTGCAACAGATGCTGCAGCAGCAACAGCGGAAGCTGCTTTAGATGCTGGCAAAAAAACAGCCAAAAATGTTACAAATGTAGCAGATGATGCAGCTAAAGGTGCTGCCAAAGCTACTGCTAAAGGCGTTGCCAATACTGCTGATGATGCAGTAAAAGTTGCAGGAAAATCAGCAGGCTTAATGAGTAAAGCGACAGGAGCATTGGGAAAAACTGTAGGATTTTTAGGCAAAGCTGCTGGTCCGCTAGCTGGAGTTGCAAGTGTTGGTTTGGCAATTGGATCTGGAGAAAATGTTGGAGAGGCAATTTCTGGAGGCGTTGGAGCAGCAATTGGCGGTTCTATAGGCGGTGCTCTTGGCAGTGTTGTACCTGTATTTGGAACAATCGTAGGTGGCGTAGTTGGTGGAATTGCTGGAGACTGGCTGGGTAATATGACATATGAATATTTGCCTGCAGTATGGGAAGGTGCCAAAAATGTTGGCTCAAACATAGCATCTTCTATTGGGGCGGCTGGAAGTTGGGCTGGTGATAAAATATCTGGAGCAGCAAGTTGGGCTGGTGATAAAATATCTGGAGCAGCTTCTGCTGTTGGCGATGCAGCAAGTTGGGCTGGTGATAAAATATCTGGAGCAGCAAGCGGTATTAAAAACGCAGCATCTGCTGTTGGAAGTGGCATTAGTAGCGCAGCATCTTCTGTTGGAAGTGGCATTAGTAGCGCAGCATCCTCTGTTGGAAGTGGCATTAGCAGCGCAGCATCTTCTGTTGGAAGTGCAGCATCTGCGGGATGGAGCAACTTTACAGGATGGCTTGGATTTTCCGAAGGTGCAAGAGAGATAGAAAACAATGGGTTAGCAATGCTTCATAAAGGAGAAGTGATATTCCCCAGAAGCATAGTAGAAACTTTGGTTGCCAAGGGAACATCTAGCTTTGGAAGTTTAGGTGGATACTTAAAAGATATGGGTGGTGGACTTGCATCTGCTGCTTCTAGTTTTGTTGAGTCTGGCGGGGTTGGAGGATTGCTTGGAAGTGCTGTAACACAAATTAGCAGCAGCCTTTCAAATACTGTAGGCAGCATATTTGGTTCTCCAAGTAAGATGAGTGGAGAAATGGCCACAGCAGAAATGCAAACTGGGGCAAACAAAGCTTCTTCTCTTTCGACTGCTGGAAACGCCGCTTTGTCATCTATAGCCAATGCATCAGAATCGCAAGCCAACCTAAGCAGTGAAATAAAAGGAGTTTTAAAAGAAATATTAGGCGAAATGATAAAGTCAAATAGAGGCGAAGGAGGAGGAGATGAAAGTGCTTATTCTGGAATGTCATCAAATAGAGATGCATTTAAATCTCCCATAGGCAACATAAATGATGTTGCGGTTAAAAATGTTTCTCAAGTAGCATACGGTTAATACTAATTTAAATTGGTGATTTAAATGGCTATAGCAACACAAGATCAGGGATATTTGTTAAAACCAATACCCGATTGTTACATAAGGGTTGGGACATATTACATATACATGTATGTTTTGCCTGATATAACAGATTCTCATAGTGCTTCTTTTGGAGAAGAAACAGGCATTGGTCGATCAATGCCTATAAAAACTTTCGGGCAGGGCGGGAATAGAGAAATAAGCTGGAAAATAACGATGCTTGCTGACAGTGAATATGCAACGGCCAGAAATCTTTATTATTTAAGGTTATTACAAGCATGTACATATCCCAGAGAAGAAAATACTATGGGATTTCCATATACTCCTCCACCTCTTGTTCATTTAAGGTGTGGAAGATTATTGACTGATAGAGGAAATCCTTTAAATCCTGCTGGCGAGCTTTGCTCTGTGTTGAAAAGTTGCTCTGTTTCATGGCCAAAAGATGTTCCTTGGCAAGACGGAAGTCTAATACCGTATAGATTTGAAGTAAGTTGCAACTTTGATATTGTTTATTCTACAGTTGATATGCCTGGTGCAGAACGAATATTCCAGTGGGGTGGTTAATGGCTAACTATATTGAAAAGTATAATGCTACTAATTCTTCTAATTTTGTTAATTATACAAGTAGATATGTAAACTCGCAGTTATATTATTATGGAAATGATAGAAAAATAACATACGAAACATATAAAAGAAAAGAAGAAAACTATAGTGACACAGATCAGTTTTTTGAAATACCAAAAAATTTAAATTATAGACCAGATATATTAAGTAATAAATATTATGGAACGCCAGATTATTGGTGGAGAATAATGGAATATAATATGATTTTTGACATAATGGATTTTAAATCAGGAATTATTATTAGGTTACCTTCAAAGTTTACCACGGTGTAGCACAATGGCCAGAATACCATCATTTCCAGCAGCAATTGTCAATAAATATTCTTGTCCAGGAACTCCAATATCAATTGCGTACCCTTATGACTCTTATTTAAAAACAGGATTTGTTGAACTTATATTTGGATATAACGAATTTGAAAATGGTGGTGGTACTGCAAAACGAATTACAATAGGAAATAAATCTTATATAGAATACATTCAAGGAGGAAGAGATTCTTTTTTAGGAAAAGCAAGTACTGCTACACGAGTTTTAGATAGACCTTTTATAAAAGATTTTAATTATTCATTTGTTGATTCATGCAAAATAGAAGCAACAATTGTAGATGTTAACGGTGGAAAGTTTAGGACATTTTTTGAATCTATTCCAGGAAAAGATTGTGCGGTTGATCCTTCTCCACTAACTGTGTTATGTAATTTTGGATGGATATATGTTGATCAATTTGGCAATAAGAAAGTTTTTGATTTATCAACATCTCAAACCATAACCATATTAGGTGATGAACAAAATCCTCCTGTAGATCCTTTTTCAGCAGATCGTAGTACATCCTATTATTTAAATTTTTTAATTCAAAAAATAGATTTAGAAACAGAAAATGGTTTTTGGGTTTATAAACTTACAATGGTTGATTTAACACTAGGTTCTCAAATAGGAAGCAAAAGCAAAGAAACTTTTGGAACTGAACAAAACAAGTCTAATTTACAAAATGCTATTGACAATACTATTAAAAGTACAAATTGCAAAATAGAATCTGGTTCAAAAGCTGATAACAAGCCATCTTTTATGTTTGCAACAGCAGTTAGACCCCCAAATGTTTCCGGCAATTCCGAAGGAGTAGCGTATAATCCAGCTTTAGCACAAAAAGTAATAAAAAAATTCAAATTTGCTTCTTCTGATGGTGGAGGGAGCGAAGGTCCAAATAGTATTTATAATACAGATGGTCTAACAGGAATGGATGCTGCTAGAACATGGTGTAATTCTGTTGTAACAGAAAAAGGAAATGGAATGTTTTTTATGATGGATTGTAGAAGTAGAAGACCGTTTTTATATATTGTAGAAGATACTTTTAATGATAATAACAAAGAAGGATGCGCAACGACACAAAAATCACAATGTCCTTTAATTACATATGTTGTAAATGGTGGAAATTCATCTTCTGTTTTATCATTTTCTCCAAAAATAGAATTAGTGCCAGTAAATGCTATGGCTTCACCAGGTCCAAATGCTAATGCTGCCAATAATAATCAACCAAAAGATGTAAAAGACGGAAACAAAATTCCTGGAAAATGCAATGAAAAAAATGATCAAAAAGGGTTCGGCGTAGAAACATTCGTTGCGGTTCCATCTGCAAATTTAAACTTTAGGGCTCCTAAAATTGCTAACGACAAAGAGTTTGAAGCTTTGTGGGCAAATTCAGAGGCATCAAAAATTACTGAAGTTGCTTCCCCAATTGAAGCAGATTTAAAAATCATAGGTGATCCTTGGTATGCAAGCCCGTTAAGTATTGTTGGAACATTTATTTCTATAATATATTTAGAACCATATGCTATTGGAGGATATGAGAATTTAGGGTGTGATTATGCACTTACCTCATCCTCTGTTAATCCGTATTTTTCTAGAAGCAATTATTATGTATCAGGCATAGTTCATAGTATTAATGATAAAGGTCAGTTTGAAACTGTATTAAAAGTATCTTCAGCTATTCCGGAAAGTTTGTCTGTCGGTAAAAAATAAAGGTGTTTTATGTCTAGTACAAGAAGAGAACAAGAACTTAGATTAAACTCATTAGAGACAGATTTTAAAAATTTAAAATCTCAATATAGTAGTAAATCAACATTTACATTTTTAAAGCAGAAAGCGAATCTTTATGGTGTTTATTCTTGTCTTTGTGTAAGTACGGTAGATTATTACAAGCAGAATAGAGTTAAGTTCTTTTCTCCAATTTTAAATTTACCAGACGCTGATTGGCAATCTTTACCGTATGCATATCCATTATCTTCATTTGGAGGTTTTGATGATTGTGGTGCCACATGGGTTCCTCCAGCAGGCAGTACAATTATGGTAATATTTGAAGCTTCTACTAGAAAAACGCCATATTATCTTGGCACTACATGGTCTAGAAGTAGAAATTCGGATACTGATGGCAGAGCTGCTTTTGATTTTGCTGTTCCAGAATATGATTTACTTTATCAAAAGCTAAGTAAAAGAGATGGATATCTTTGTGGTGCGACAGATGGATCGCAAAGTTTGCCGCCTTGGAATACAGAAAATTACAATGGGTATGATGTTGACAGTCTTCAAGATGTAGAAACAGATCCTACAATAGCAAAAAGAAGTACATATCCTTATATTTATGGATTTAAAACTCCAGAAAAGCATATGTTAAAAATGGTTGATGGAGATGCGAAGTGTAATAGAAGATGGAAAAGACTTGAAATTATGAGTGGAAATGGGAACTGGATGATGTTTAAGGATGATCCATTTCATTACGGAGGACAATGGTCAAATCCAAAGTGCGGAGACACTTCTCATGCTGATGGTGATGTAAGTTGTATTATAGGAATTCCAAACCCAGTTGCTGATACTTCTATGGCGGGACCAAGTGTTACAGAGTTAAATCAAGAAGAGCAAGATGCAAATACTCCATTTTTTGAATATGATCAGTTTAAGATTCCGGCACATGAAAAACATTTGTCTTGTGATGCATATCAAAATATTCCAAATAATAGAAAACCAGATAATCAAACAAAAAACAATCAAATTGGCAAGAATCCATTCTTTAAAAATGCAAATGAATGCAGACCTTATAAAGGACCTCAAACACCTCAAAATAACAAGTGTGATTTACCTCAGACAGGAATTCAATTGCTTTCAATATCTGGGCATTCATGGGTAATGGACGATTCTGTAGAAGCTCCAGTTGGAAATTCTGATTGGCATTCTAGTTTAAGAGATTTTGATTTTGGTTGCACAAACAAATACATGGGAAGAACATATTGGGTTTCAGCAACTGGTCATAAAATAACAATGAATGATATAGAAAGCTCAACAAATACAAGAGCTGCTGAAAATGGTATTAAAATTGCGTCTGCAAATGGAAACGAAATATTTCTATGTGATGAAGCATCAAATGAAAAAGGATATGCTACAATTAATAATGGAATTAGGCTTAAAGATTCATCAACAAATACTTTAACATTATCTGCAAGAGGTAATAAAAAATCCAATCTTCCAAGAAAGGGAGACAACCCTGCGGAAGCACAATCTAGTGAATCTTATATTGAGATGAGAACTGGTTATGGATTAAGATTTGAAATGGTTGATCAAGGTGGACAAAAAAATACAGCCAGTCAATATATTCGAATTATTTCACCGCAGAAAGATAATCAAAAATATGGGCCACACATGCTATCTTTTGCAGAAAGGGCAGATGGCCCGGGTCAAGTTAGATTGAGGTGTGGCGGGTCATTTTTGTTAACTACAACAGATCATTCTTATGAAGTCATTGGATGGTTAAACAAACAGTCTGAAAGCGAAAGAAACGATTTGGTTGATAACTTTGGAGATAAACTAACATATACAAGTCGAAACAACATGGTTTTAACTGGTTCAACAGGTAATTCTTTTACCCTGTCAAAAAAGATAATAAGTATAGCAGATGATATATCGGCTGTTTTGGCTGGAAAAGACTATGATCAAAAAGACAAAGATGGCAAAGTAACAGGGAAAGGTCCGGGTTGTTTTCCTGTTGTTGTGTGGGTTCCAACATATGATTCAAACGGCAAGGCTACTGGAAGAGGTGTTTTAAAAATTAGTGATCGCTTTTATTCTAGTGCATCTCCTAATTCACAGAATGTTGTTAAATCAGATATTCCAGAAGCTAGATAATATAATTAGTATATTTTTTTACTATATAAAGTTATGGCATTATTAGGCGCACCGTACCCAATAACTCCCAGTCCTTTAGGACTGTTTAGGAGTGTTGAAGAAGAAGCTACAATCAAAGGAGATTTGTTACAATTAATATTAACAAATCCTGGTGAAAGGGTTATGCTTCCACAATATGGCACACCTCTTAGAAAATATTTGTTTGAACAAAATACTCAGGATTTAGTTAATAATGTTAAACATGATATTCTTGCTGCAATAAAAAATTGGGAGCCAAGAATTGTTGTAAGAAATTTAGAGATTTCTACTTCTGGCGGTCCTAGTACAATGCCTAATTTTTTTGATTCTAACGTTAACAATTATTCAGTTGGAGTAAACAACCCCAACTTAAATATCGGCAAGTCTTATGGAGCTTACAGCGAATACAATGATCCTGATGATCCGCATGTTATGAGAGTTAAACTTTTATATAGTATTTTAAGCAACTTGCAAAATGTAAGTGTACTGAAACTAGAACTACCTTTGGGCGGTGATGCAAATGGCTGAGTCTTGTCCTTTTGATGTAACTCCTTATAAAGTTACAAACAATGTAAATAGACCTACTGCTGTAAATTTAAATTACACGAATCAAGATTTCTGGTCTATGAAATCTCGACTTTTAACATATATTCAGCAAAACTTCTCTGATAAATTTAGTGATTTTGTTGAATCTAGCATAGCAATAATGTTAGTAGAAAACTGGGCATTTATAGCAGATACTTTATCTTTTAAAATTGATCAAATTGCAAATGAAATTTTTATTGATACAGTAACAGAAATTGATAATGCTTTTAGGTTAGCGGGTTTAGTAGGTTACAAACCACTTCCACCAGTTGCTTCAAAATGTATGTGGACAGCTAGAATAAATACGGCTCAAATAAACAATGTTGAAATACCTGCTCCTTTTGATGTTCAAATTACTAATGGAAATCAATCGGTAAATTATGAATTATATCCAGCAGATAGTTTTAACAGGCCTATTTTTGATGAATCAATAATCATATCTGCTGGCAAGCTAGTAAATTCTAATGTAGTTGGTTTGCAAGGACAAACTGTTACTGATAGTTTTCTTGGAACGGGAACAATAAACCAATCATTTTTACTTTCATCTCTTCCGGTTCTTCTTGGATCTGTTCGTGTTTATGTTAATGGTGAACAATGGAATCAAGTAGATTTTTTCACAGATAGTCAACCAAGAAAAGAATACAGAATTGAATATAAATCAGATTATAGTTTATATGTAATATTTGGCAACAATAGAGCTGGATTGTGTCCTTCTTTAAATGCGACAATAAACGTAACATATAGAGTTGGAGGGGGTCCAATAGGCGACATTGTAACAAACGCTGCCAGCATTGATGCTTTAATTTCAATTCCAAATCAAGCATCTAGTATAATTGTTAATTTTACAAATTATACTAAAGGTGAAAATGGGTATAGTGGTGACGGGGTAGAAGACATAAGAAGGAAACTGCCTTTCTATATAAAATCTCAAGAAAGAGCTGTTACTGGAGAAGATTATAAAACGTTATGCAATCAATTTTCCACACCATATAATGGAACAACAGGAAAGGCAACTATAGCGTTAAGACATTCCGGATGTTCTGCAAACATAATTGAAATATTTGTTTTAGTTAAAGATGGTCAAGACGGTTTAAAATTAGCCAGTTCTCAATTTAAAGCTGAAATGTTAGATTATCTTGACACTAAAAAAATGATAACAGATAATATTTGCATAAGAGACGGCTTGGTAGTATATGTTCAGGTTAGTGTTGCAGTTATTATTAATAATTTTTATAAACCATTTGAAGATAGAATTAAAAGTCAAATACAAAATAGTTTAAATATTTTCTTTAATTTAAATAATTGGGACTATGGACAAACACTAAAGCAAACTGATGTGGTAAAAGCTTTAAACAATGTAACAGAGCCAAATAGTTATGACATATCTTTGGTTACTGTAACAGATAGCAAGTCTGTGCCATTGGTAACAACAAGGTATTTTGAAATAATAAGACCATATGGAGATGTTCAAATAACATTTGAATATGAGTGAGATTTGAATGCTTAAATATTATTATGAAAATCCGAATGTAAATGATCAAATAATAATAGACTTTTACACTCCGCAAAAAGATACAGCTAATATGGGTTGTTTCAACCAAGACCCATACGCAATAACGAATATTAAAATTTATTTCATAGCAAGAAATATAAATGGAGATACTTCGTTACAAAACATAAGTGAAACATTTGATATTAAATTATATAAAGAATATTTAAATAAATATCAACAATATTGCCAAGAAGTAAATCCTACTTTAAAGCAAGAATACTATAATGATGCAGAAGAATTAAGAAAGCAACTTGTTAATACTTCAGTAGCATCATCAGTATATTTCACACAATCAATAGTAGAACTTAATATAGGATCTATAACAGAATCTTTGTGGGTAAACGGAGCGCCAAATACAGATAGTGTTGTTAAAAAAGTTTCAAATACAGAAACTATACAATATGGCCATTTTGAATTTACATGGAAGCCGAACTCATCTGTAAGAGAAGGTGATTATTATTTATGTTTTACTTGGCAACCAAATTCATTATCAACTGAAACTTATTCTGATTTTGTTAAGTTTTATTTAAATTCGGACGTGGCAAATACAGTTGCAACGCCTTCGCATATTGTTTCTCCAGATAAATATTTAAAATTGCTGGAAGCATATACTCCAGAAATGTATTTTACAAATTATGCAAATGATGATGTTAGTGTTGATACTTTGAATAAATTAAATAAATCAATTGCAAGTGGCTTTAATATTCTTGAAAATTTAGGATTGCAACTTCAAGATATACAAGATGCTAATGCAACGCAAGAACCTCTTTTAGTTTTTCTTTCAAATCTTTTTTCATTAAAGTTAAGAACTCAAGATCCTACACTTTGGCGCAGGCAAATTAAGACTGCAATGCCAAAAGCAAAAAAGAAAGGTACTTACGAAGGATTAAAACAAGCTTTATCTGAAGCTAACATAAGACTAGTAAAACTTGATCAGCTCTGGCAGTGCGGAACTGATTTTATGTTTGCTGAAAGTTTTCAATATTTGGGAATAAACGAGTTTATTCTTTCCAATATATCTTTGCCAATAAATACGACTTATTTTGAAATAGAATTTAGAAAAAAAGAAGACCCATATTCTGCTTCTTCTTTGTCTAACATTACAATAACAACTTCTGATGGCAAGAGTGTTATGAAATGGGTTGGCAACCCATTAGTTTTAGGCGACCACATAAAAATAACATACCAAATACTTCCTTTTACAAATCCTTCGGATGTAACAATTTACAATTATATAAAAACCTTGCCTCTTGCAGACCAAAGAGATGATAGGTATTTTGACTTTCCTAAAAAAGATTGGAACACTCGATTAATATCTGAATTTGACTCTATGTTTGGCGTAATTGTTGCTCAGAAAAATCCAATAACTGGTCCTACAAATTTTGGAAAAATAAGAACTATTTTTCCATATAGTGAAAATGTTTATAACATGGATGAATATAATGGTTCTTTAAGAGATAGCCAAGAACCTTGTGATATAGATAAGAATTTTATAGAGCCATGCCGTGGAACAATAAGTTCTTTTTTTGATATTGTTGTAGAAATTGAGAATTATTCGAGTTTTAGAATTACTGAATATTATGAAATTTTAAATGAATACATTCCTTTGCATGCTAATTTAAATGATCATTGGATTTCAGCAAGTTTAGAAGATTTTTTTATTCCGCCAGAAGAAACAATAGAAACTTTTATAGTTTATAATGGAAATGAATTTACTATCGCTGGAAATGCTCAAATTATGTTAAACAGAGCTGTTTATTATGGACCATATCCTATAAACATGTTAAGAAATAATCTTGCATCAGAAACAGTTTTAGATACTGGTTCTACAAATGCATATAATAAAATTATTAATTTATTTTCTTATGGAGTAAATTTTCAAAATATAGGAATAAGTTCAAATTCAAGTAAAACTTTTTTAGAAATAACTAGCGGAGTTTATACTGGAAATTACACTGTTTCTAATCCTAATGGGTTTTACATACAAGTAATAGAGTCTGTAGCAGAACCAATAAACTTGTCTAATTTTTCATACAAACTTTCAAATATTTTTATTGATGATCCTTCATTTACTGTTACACAAGCAAATAAATATAAACTATCAGACGCTTCATTTAATTATAATAAATATAATATAAAAACTTTGTGGGATGTATCAAAAGGCTATGCCACAGCATCTTATAAGGTTAGAATATCAGCAACAGATTATGATATAGAAGATGTTTTGGATAATGTAATTTATATTAAAGACAATGGAAGTTTAAGCAACATAAGTACTTATCCTTTATCATATTCAATATTAGACAGTTCTAGTAATATTATACTAACATCAACTACTGGAAATTATTTAGTTGAAAACTATGCCAAGGTTACAGTAAATGCTGGCCTCGGGTATACTAATATTACACAAGTGGTAAATCAAGATACATATTTTTATAATAATGGAACTGGAATAGAATATAAATTCTATAGTTATGATTCATCGAGCAACACATCATTTTATATTTCTGGATGGAATTTAGGATCTGGCGTTTATTCTGGGAAAATATTAAATCGAGTTGCAACAAATACTGGAAGTCTATCATATTATGGCATGAAAATACAAAAACCAGCAGGATGGCCTGTATTTGACATACCTGCTACAACTATTGTTGATACACAAAATTTCAAAGAAAACTATCTTGTTTTTATAGGCACTAAGCCTTATTACTTTGTCGATGATGTTGTTGACGGATCTGGCAATTTAACTATAGGCGGCGATTTGATGACCTTAAAAACAACTGGAACAAGTCTCAGTTATGAATTGAGACACTATACTAAGGCATCTGTTACATCTGATGGTGTAACATATAAGGGTGTAGATAGAAGTGGGGCAGCCTTATATTATTCAGACCCAACGGGACTTGTAATACCTTTTGCTATGGCTGGAGCAGAGGAAGAGCCAACAGGTGGCCCTCAAGATCAAATAAAAAACACAGAAAGTATTAGCTTTAAAATAGAATATTCAGATGGCAAAACACAAGAAGGGGACATAACATGAAAAATGATTCACAAATAGAATGTGAAGGTTTTTATGAAATTATCATAGAAACTATTGATGGAGATAAAACTGAAATACATAGAAAAAATACTGTTTTAAAAACAGGCAGACTTGCTTTAGTAAAAGTAATAACTGCTGAAACTGGAACTTATACATCTTTGTATATTAGTAGAATAATTTTTGGAACAAATGGTACTTCTGGCGGTCAAACTAAGTTTGTTGATGTAAATAGAACAGGTTTGTTTGGGCCAACAGTTCTTGATAAGACAGTATTCGCTTCAATTGATAGCTTAAATTCAACACAAGCTATTTTTTCTACTATTGTTACATATACAGATGCGAATGGAAGCACACTAAACGAAATGGCTTTAGTTATGAATGATGGCAGCTTATATAGTATGGCAACTTTTGGAGATATAGTAAAAACAAATACTATGCAAATTACTTTTAACTGGAGAATAAACTACATTTAATAGATATTTATTATGTCTGATATTAGCAACATTCCAATACCGTACTTTACAGCAGGAACTCCGTATGCATATGATGCAGATAACGTTCCTCTTGTTGCTATTCAGGTTAGAGAAAATTTAATAGCAAATAATGTAACATTAAATAATTCAATACTAAAAGATTCTGGAGGCAACACTGGATCTGTTGACAATCGAATTAGCACATCATTAGACGATGCTGGTTACATAAAAGTCGATTCGGTTAATCAGGCAGTTCATAATCTTGGAGCCCACACAGATGGCAGTTTTACAGTTTCTCCCACAGAGTTAACTGCTATACAAGTAAACTATCCAACTGTTACCAATCCTGTTCCATTTGTTAAAACACTTCGTGCAGAACATGAAAAATTACAACTAATATCAGAAAACGCAACTGATGTGTCTGCAAGATTTATAACGCCATCTGGAATTAAAACTTTTTCTACTGGTCCAATAACATTTAAAAATTCAGAAACTGTTACATGGAAGATAAGTCAAACTGGTCAATCAATATATGCAGAAGTTGCTTCTAGCTTATTAGATGCGCATATACACTATAGAAATATTGTTCCAGAAAACTTAAACTTTCCTTATGATTACAAAAATTACAAAATAACATTGCCAACACCTTTGGCTTTTCATGGGCCTTTTGGATTAACTTTTACATCGGTTGCTTCGTTTGTTGATACAACTTTAATTGTTTATATAAATGGAACTAGAATTTTTCCAGAGGAAAAAGTTTATTATCAATCATATTCTGAAAATCCAGTACTTAAATTAAATTCTTTTACTCCAAATCCAGCCAATGGAACATTCACATTAGAAAATGCAATAACTTCAGATGATATTATACTTGTAGATTTTCATTTGTCTGGAACTTTTTCAAAGATTACCACAACAACATATATTCCAATTCCAACAACAAGTACAAGTACAAGTACAAGTACAAGTACAAGTACAAGTACAAGTACAAGTACAAGTACAAGTACAAGTACAAGTACAAGTACAACAAGTACAACAAGTACAACAAGTACAACAAGTACAACAACAAGTACAACGGCTGCGCCAACAACTAGTACTACAACAAGTACAACGGCTCCTACAACCACTACAACCACTACAACCACAACTACTACAACTACTACACCGGCTCCTACAACCACTACAACAACCACTACAACAACAACTACAACTACAACAAGTACTACCACAACTACAACTACAACTACAACTACACCGGCTCCTACAACCACTACTACAACAACTACTACACCGGCTCCTACAACCACTACTACAACAACTACTACACCGGCTTCCACAACCACTACAACTACAACTACAACTACAACAAGTACTACAAGCACAACATATCCTCCTTTGAATGGATATCAGTTGTGGGCTTGGGGTAGAAATTCATATAGGATGATTGATGGAATAACAACCAACAATTACAGTTCGCCAATTCAATTTAATTCTGACAACAATTGGGCACAGGTAACGAATAGTCAATTTAATACTGCAGCTATTAAATCCGATCATAGTCTGTGGGTTTGGGGATATAACATCCAAGGTTCAGTAGGAGATGGAACTACAGTTCATAGAAGTTCTCCAGTTCAAATAGGAAGCTATGACTGGAAAGAAGTTGTTTTAGGTGATTATGCTACTATGGCTTTGAAAGAAACTGGAGATTTGTACTATTGGGGCGCAGGATATCCAGATGGATCTGGTTTAATAGCCGTATCAAGTCCTTTGCAAATTGCTGGGAATTATATAAATTTCGATTTTAGTACTACTAGTGGTTTTACTCTCACAGTTAAGTCAGACAGTACTTTATGGGTTTTTGGAAGTAACAGCAGCGGTCAATTAGGCTTGGGAGATACTTCGAATAGAAGTACACCAACTCAAGTTGGAACTGATACTAATTGGTTAAAAGTTGCTACTTCTGTTAATGTTTCTCATGCTATTAAGACTAATGGAACACTTTGGGGCTGGGGTAGTGGACTTAGTGATGCTATTGGTGACGGAACACAGGTTTCTAAGAGCAGCCCAGTTCAAATTGGAAGCAATACTAACTGGACTGATATTTTGGGAGTAAACAACGCATGGTTTGCATTAAATAACAGCAGTGAGTTATTTTCTTGGGGCGTTAATTCAATTGGGCAACTTGGAGATGGAACAGCTACAGATCGCCGTAGTCCTGTTCAAATTGCTGGTTCTTGGTCTAAATTAGGATGTTCTGGAGCCATCAAAACTGATGGCAGTCTTTGGACATGGGGTGGAAATGTCTTCGGTTCTGTTGGCGATGGAACTACTATAATCAGAAGCTCTCCTGTTCAAACAACTATTAATGATTATTCTTGGATTTCTGCACCTCAAGCACAAAATGTAAGATTTGCACTTAGAAACACTACAACTACCACTACAACAACTACAACTACACCGGCTCCTACAACCACTACAACTACTACAACGACTACTTCACCAACGACAAGCACCACAACAACTACTACAAGTACAACAAGTACAAGTACAACTACTACAACTACACCGGCTCCTACAACCACTACAACTACAACTACTACTACTACTACTACAACTACTAGCACCACAACCACTACGACTACTGCACCAACGACAAGCACAACTACTACGACTGCTGCGCCAACAACAACAACAACAACAACAACAACAACAACAACAACTACTACTACTACTACTACTACTACTACTACAACGACTACTTCACCAACGACAAGCACCACAACAACTACTACAAGTACAACAAGTACAAGTACAACTACGCCGCCTTTATATCTTTTAGGAACCGGCAACAATTCTTTTGGTGAACTTGCTCAGAACAATACAACAGATTCAAATACTTTAATTAATATTCCATCAAGTGCATCTGGTTGGAAAAGTGTTTCATTTTCTCAACAGGCAAATCATGTAGCTGCAATAGCAACAGATGGAAGATTATGGTTGTGGGGAAGAAATGATGATGGATATGGATTGATTGGAGACAATTCTACAGAGAATCGTAGTTCTCCTGTTCAGACAATATTAGGAGGTACAAATTGGGCTTCGGTTTCAACTGGTTATAGTATAACAGGAGCTATAAAAACTGACGGAACTTTATGGACTTGGGGAGGCAATAGTCTAGGACAGCTTGGCATTCCATTTGGCATTGATGATGAAAGAAGTTCTCCTGTACAGGTTGGAACCGAAACAACATGGTTTAGTATATCTTGTGGTTCTTATTACATGTCTGCTATTAAGAAAGATGGAACTTTATGGGCATGGGGATATAATGGATATGGAGAGTTTGGAAATAACAATACTAATCAAACAGATTCTCCAGTTCAAGTTGGCACAGATACTAATTGGTCTAAAATAAAATCATCTTTAAGTTTTACAGTAGCATTAAAAACAGATGCAACGCTTTGGGGCTGGGGAAACAACTTTAATGGTCAGCTTGGACAATCAGATACAAATAATAGAAGTTCTCCGATACAAATAGCTCTAGGCACAACATGGATTTCATTTGCTCCAGCAGCTTATAGTGTAACTGCTGTAAGAAGCGATAATACATTATGGAGTTGGGGTCTTAATAGCGCAGGACAGCTTGGTGATGGGACTGTAATTGACACAAGCTCTCCTATTCAAATTGGAACAGATACAACATGGTATAAAGTAGCATCTGCAAATATGTCAACAGTTGCAATAAAGAAAGATGGAACATTATGGTCTTGGGGAACCAATTTTTACGGAGAACTTGGAGATAAAACAAATATAAGCCGAAGTAGTCCTGTTCAAATATATTTATATGATCCATTGACAGAGTTAGATTGGGTAGAACTTGGATCTACACAGTTTAATACATTTGTTTTGAAAATAACGCTTCCAACCACAACAAGCACAACAAGCACAACAAGCACAACATCTACATCTACAACTAGCACAACATCTACATCTACAACTACAACTACTTCTGCTCCAACTACATCTACATCTACAACTACTTCTGCTCCAACTACAAGTACAACAACAACTAGTACAACTAGCACTACAAGTACAACTGAACCTCCATTCTATCTTTTTGCAACAGGTTACAACTATTGTGGAGGACTTGCTCAGGGCAATCAAATAGATTCAAATACTTTAGTTAATATTTCATCAAGGGGGTCTGGATGGGCAAGTATTTCAAATTCTTCATCATCAGAACATGTTGCTGGAATATTATCAGATGGAAGATTGTGGTTGTGGGGCTCTAACGAGTATGGATGTATAGGAGACGATACTGATTTACCAAATTGTTATCTTTCTCCTGTTCAGACAATAGCTGGAGGTACAAACTGGGATTCGGTTTCAACTGGCAGATATATAACAGGAGCTATAAAAACAGATGGAACTTTATGGACTTGGGGAAATAACTATTATGGACAACTTGGCAATTCGACAATAATATATGCAAGTTCTCCGACACAAGTCGGAACTAACACAACATGGGCTAGCATATCTTGTGGCAATCATTTCATGTCTGCTATTAAGACAAATGGAACATTATGGACATGGGGAGGCAATTATTATGGTAATTTAGGAAACAATAATATTAATGATACAAATTCTCCAATTCAAGTTGGTACAGATACTAATTGGGCTAAAATAAAATCATCTTTTAATTTTACAGTAGCATTAAAAACAGATGGAACTATGTGGGCTTGGGGATTGAATTATTGGGGTCAACTTGGACAATCAGATACAAATCGTAGAAGTTCTCCGGTACAAATTGCTTTGGGAACAACATGGATTTCATTTGCTACAGGATTTTCAAGTGTATCTGCTGTAAGAAGTGATAACACATTATGGAGTTGGGGGCTTAATGGGTTTGGACAGCTTGGTGATGGGACTGTAGTTGAAACAAGCTCTCCTATTCAAATTGGAACAGATACAACATGGTATAAAGTAGTTGCTGGATATATTTCAACAGTTGCAATAAAGAAAGATGGAACACTATGGTCTTGGGGACTTAATTCTTACGGAGAACTTGGAGATAAAACAAATATAAGCCGAAGTAGTCCTGTTCAAATATATGTATATGATCCATCGACAGAGTTGGATTGGATAGATATTGGATCTGCAAAAACTAATATATTTGCTTTGAAAGCAACTCTTCCTAATGCTTATGCAACTACAACTACAACTACAACTACATCAACAACTACAACAACAACGGCTGCGCCAACTACTAGTACTACAACTACTAGCACAACAACAACAACACCATTTGGATATTTATATGTTGTTGGGCAAAATGGTTTTGGGCAACTTGGAATTCAGAATACTGTTAGCAAAAGCAATTTTGTTCAACTTGGCTCAGATACAGACTGGAATTATATTGATGGCTGTGATTACATGTCTATTGCTCTCAAGCAAGATAATACTTTGTGGACATTTGGACTTAATAGTACTGTAGGTAATTTAGGAACTAACAATTTAATTAATAGAAGTTCTCCTGTACAAACAATAGCTGGTGGTAATAATTGGTCGTATGCTATATGTGGAAGATCTGGAACAGCTATAGGTATAAAAAATGATGGAACAATGTGGCTGTGGGGAAGGAATAGTTATGGACAATTAGGAGATGGAACTGTACAACATAGAAGCTCTCCAGCACAAGCATTAATAGGTGGTAGCAACTGGGAAAAAGCAGATGTTGGTAATTTCTTTGTAATGGCCTTGAGAAAAGATGGTACTTTATGGGGCTGTGGAAGAAGTGATGGTGGTGAAACTGGCATAGGTAGTAATTCTTCAGTTGTAAATACTAGTAGTTTCGTTCAGGTTTATAACGATCCTAGTAATTGGGTTTCTGTAAAATGTGGCTTTGTTAATAGTATTGCATTAAATTCATCAGGAAAATTATTTGCTACTGGATTGGGTTTTAATGGTTGTAACGGCAATAACTCTGTTCAAACATTATATTTTTTAACGCAAATAGGAAATGAAACATGGAATTCGATTGGTGCTGGCGGATATTATTGTGGAGCAATAAGAAACGATAATACATTGTGGGTTTGGGGCACAAATTCATACGGTGAATTAGGACAAAACGATAATATTCATAGAAGTTCTCCTGTTCAAATACTTGGATATTGGGATAAAATTGCATGTGGAATATATCACGCTATAGGTATAAAAACAGATGGAAGCTTATGGTCTTGGGGAAATAATACAAGTGGACAACTTGGATTAAACGATACAATTAGCAGATCTTCGCCAACACTTATTTATAGTGGTGGAACATGGAATAGAATCGGTGTTGGTTATAATACATCGTTTTTTATTGGCTTTACTTCAACAACAACAACAACCACCACCACCACCACCACAAGCACTACAACTACAGCGGCTCCAGGATCGCCAGCTATAACTGGTGGAGCAGATTGTACAAGTAGCTATTCATGGACAGGCGGGTATAGTTCTTCTAATAGTTTTTCAATAACATTCGCCAATTCAACTGATGAACAATGGTTTGAAATTACAAATGGAACAACAAGAACTGTTTATATGGATGATGGATCTGGAAATGCTATAAGTGGCACTGTAAGAATAATAGAAGATGGTTCTGATTTAAATAATGATCCACCATGTAGCGCAATTGGTGGAGCAGTAAATACTTCGCCAGCAATTTGGCTTTCTGGCAAAGCCACCACTGCATCTTCTGGAAATAGATTTGGACTCTTGGCAGGAATTGGTGTTACAGGAACATTTAGAATTTGGATTATTTGACATACTCCCCCGAACTTTAGTCGTGGTTTTCTTGGCTCAAGGATCATAAATAGTTATTATGCCAGATATAAACAATATAGAAATACCATTATATCAACCAAATCAGCCTTATCATTATAGTTATGATAATTTGCCATTTGATGCAATTAAATCAAGAGAAGATTTAATTAATACAGTTGTTGAAACCAATAACACAGCACTTGCAAACGCTGCAGGAACTGCTGGTACTTTAGATACCAGACTAGATCAATCTTTGCAAGACAATGGAAATCTTTTGGCTTCTGCAATAGACACAGCTTTGCATAATATTGGAGCGCATGTTGATGGTAACTATGAAGTATCCGACTCACAACTTTCGACTTATCAAGTAAGTTATCCATTAGTCGAAAATCCCGTACCTTTTGTTAGAATGTTACAGGCAGAACGTGATAAGCTTACATCTGTAGCAAATGGAGCAACAGATATAACAATAGATTTTGCAACTCTAACTGGTAATACAAGTATTACAAGTGGAGTTGTAACATTTCAATCTTCTACAACAATTAACTGGTATGTTGATTCTGGTACGAAGTATGTTCAAGCAGAAGTGTCTAACACATATTCAAATCCTCATAAGCATTATGATAATATAATTCCTACAAGCAAATATCTTACACCAGATTATAAAAATTATACCACAGGGATAACTTCTGCTTTTACTCCGGAATCTTTAAAAGTTTACATTAATGGCGTTAGAATTTTCCCAATAGTTTCTGTATATTACCCATCTTACTCGGATGCTCCCACTTTGCAATTAAATAGTTTTACAGAATATGGGAGTGGATTAGGATTTGAGCTATTGAATCCAATAACAGAAAATGATATTATTTTTATAGATTTCGAAGTCTCATTGGTGTAACCACAATGCTTTTCGCTCCAAAAACTCTCGATATGGAAATAGGCATCATGAGTTTTGATGGAGATCACAATCATATAAATACTACATCGGGTAGTATTAAAAACTTAAGTTATAATTATGGATATTTTGTTTTAATGCCATCTGTTGCAAAAATGACTCATTTTGAACATAGGACATACAAATGCAAAGATACAGTAACGTCATTGTTAAATGAGGGAATGAAAAATGCAACAAAAGAATGGGTTTATTTTGTTTATGCATCTTGTAGACTTAGAATGAAAATAGATGAAAAGCTTTCAAAATTTATAACAAGCAATAAAGATATTTTGTTTCCTGTTGTTGACAGGATATGGAACTTTGTTGACGGATCTATCAATGGAATATTAATAAATAAAGAATTTTTTGATGAAGTAGGCCCATTTGGCGAAGAAAACGACCTCAAAATAACTAAATTAGAATGGGCTGATAGAGCTATTAAAAAAGGGGGCAAGTTTAAGGCAATAGTAAATGCTATGAACTTGTAACATATGGAAGAAATAGAAAAAAATTTATTCGATATTACAGAGAAACATAAAATACTGCAAAAGCATTCTAATTTTCAGATTAGAAATTTTATGATTGGGAAAGAAGTAACAGAAACTTCTAAAGTGTGGCAATGTATAAGGGAATTAAACTCAAGAAAAGAATCTTTAGATGCTTTAAATCAAGAAGTAGAATTGCTTGTTGATAATATTGAATTGCAAAATATAAAAATAGAAAAAACTCTTATAAAAGAAATAAAGCTTGGGGAACGCCCGCAAATAAATGATTTAAATTTAAAGAAAAAAAATATTATAATTAGAAAACAAAAAAGACAGTTGGTTATCATGCAAAATAATTTAAAAAAATTGCATGAAAGAAAGATAAGTATATTATCTGAGTGCAAAGAAATAATAGATATTTTTAATGAAATTGTTGGTAAAAATGGTTTTAAAGAATTTGATGATGAAAGCGCTCAAATTGAATATTGGGATGCCAAAATGAGAGGAGAACTAAATCTTCATGCTATGCTGGGATTTTCTCCGAGTTTAGAATTAGTTCGTTCAACTTTATCTTTGCCAGATACTTGTGAAACAAAAGTAAATATGGCCAAAGCATTAACTCAAAATACACAAAGAATTATGGAAAAGAAAAATAACAATGGTAATTGAAAAATTAACTTCTTATGATGCAGGATATACTTTAGGCGATTTATCTTTGTTCCCTCAAGCAATTGATAGTTGGGAACAACTGTATGAGGCAAAAAATCTTTCTATAACTAAAACTTCGCAATATTTGTCATATGCTGGCGAAATTATTATTGTTGAAAATACTGATTCTTTTCCAGATAAGGGAATATTGAAATTATCTTTGCCAAATTATGTTGGCCTTAATTCAGAACTTATTTACTATAACGCAAAGACATCAAATACATTTTATGAATTAATTAGAGGATTTTGTTCACCAAGGCAAGACCAATATCCAACTGCACATATACAAAGTGAGTGGCCTATAAGTACTAAAGTTGAAGCTGGTGTTATGGCCGAACACCACAATGCAGTAAAAGATGCAATTTATAATATGGAAACATATTTGGGAGTAAAAACTTCTACAAGCACAAGCACACTAACTGGTTTGTTAAAAAAACAAGAAGCAAAAATACTAGCCCCAAAAGCACTTTTTAGAGCTTATCCAACAAGTGGAACAACTCCTTTAACAGTAACATTTCATTCTTTTGCAGCATCTAATACTATTAGATATTTTTGGGATTTCGGAGATGGTGCGGTTTCATTTGATAAAAATCCTACTCATACTTATTCGACAGAAGGAAATTATACAATTCAACTTAGAACAATTACATCATTAGGCGCACAAGGTTTTACAACAAAAAGAAATTATATATCTGTTTCAAATCAATATGCATATCCTTTTTTCTATGCATCTCCAAATTGTGGAATATCAACAGCGACAGCAAATTCTACAAGTGTGTCTGCGACATCTTTTACAATAATAGATCAAACTAATGCAGAAATAATTAATAGATTGTGGGAATTTGGAGATGGAAAAACATATTTTGCAGAAGATCCAAATGAACATGTTGCATATCATACTTATGAAAATCCAGGATGTTATGAAATTTCTTTAAGTGTAGAATTAAAAGGACAGCAAATTTTAAGAGTATTTAACAAGGTTATCGTAAAGGTTGTTTAAAATGTTACCAGAAATAAAGTATCCAGATACAATTGATGATGATACAAATTTATATTTGGTAAAAGATTCTATATTTTTAAAGTTGGCTACCGACTATGTTCCTGGAGATACATTTATAAATGTAGAATTTGATGCTGTAAGAACTCCTTTATTTCCTTCGACAGGTATTATTACGCTTACTGAACAATGTTCAGAACCCGAAGAAAGAGCTGTTTCTTTTTACTATACTTCTTTTTCAAATAATGTTTTTAGTGGCTTAACTATTTTGCCAAGTTTTAAAAATAACACTATAAAACCAGCAGTTTACACAACCGTAGTTATGAATGTAATGGCAGAACATCATAATTCTCTTAAAGATACTATAAAAAAAATAGAATTATATGCTGGTAAAAAAATAACAAATAGAAACACCGTATTAACACCCCAATCAGGAACTATTGAAGAAAGAATTACGGCTCTTCAACAACTAGCATATGAACCAAGAGCTTGGTTTAGCTTTGATACATTAGTTGGACTTGCTCCTTTGACAGTTCATTTTACAAATGAAAGCATAAGATTAGGAGAAGAAATACCAGATAATACAATAGAATATGTTTGGGATTTTGGCGATAGTACAGCTAGCAATATAAACTATACTACTTCACAAGTATGTGTTAACACATGTGATGTTGGAACAACAACAACAAATTCAAATCAAATTTCTCATACTTATACAAACCCAGGAATTTTTACAGTAAGTCTAACAGTAAAAAATGATTTTGGACAGGACTCTTTTGAAATTAAAAAGGCTATAAATGTTAAATATCCTGCTCCAGACCAAGCAGTTATATATATAACTGCAGGCAACTTGCAACAAGTTATAAATGGAACTTTTAAAAGTCCAACAAATTTACCAATAACAATTTATGTGCCATCTGGATACAATCCTTCAACTGGAGAAACTTATGCCGGAGAACCTGTAAATAGCAGTCATTCACCATTAGATCCTATTGTAAAGTATACATGGCAAATAACAGATGATATAGATCATGCAAACTCTTCATCTACAATAGCATTGTTTAGCGTAGGCGGAATATATGATATATCTTTAAGATGCGATACAAAATACTTGTCATACAGAATAACAAATTATTTAGATTACATAAACATAATAGAAAATACAAATTTATGGTTGTTTACATTTTTTGGATCTTCTTCAACAGTAATTCAAGCATCTGAAATGGGATTCTTAAGCGAAACATTTAAAACTAAGCAAAATTCTTTTTATACTATTTCTACAAACAATGATTTCCTTAAAAATAATCAATACCTAAATGAATCTCAGCTTACTAAAGAATTTTCAAGAAACACAAATTTTAGAAACATAGGAACAGCTACATCAGGATATGGTGGAACATCTTTAGTCCATTATGCAAGTGGAAGAGTATATGGAGATCCTATTTCAAATGAGAAGATAAATTGTTTTACTTTTAATGGATTCTATGAAGTGTATTCTGTTACTGGAATGCCTACAATAACAAGACCTTGGAACTGGGTTCCAATGAACTATGATGAGCTTTCATATTTTATATTAGGCAACATATCAACAAGTCAGGACCCTGGAGTTTCTTTAACAAATTGGGGATCGGTAACAATACACAATACAGAAACAAATGTCGTTCAAACAGGAACGCTATCATCTTCTGATTTTGTTAGTCAAGCCACTTTGTTACAACAAAATGCTACCGCCGGTTTTTCTTCTGGTGGCGTTTCTAGCTACGGATATTTCAGCTCTTATAGGCAAGCTCTTAGAGATGATACATATTACATATTAAAAAATGATGCTGTTGGAACTAATTTTAGAATAAAGTCATTTTTTTCAACTTATCAAGATCCAACAACTTGGTTGGGCGGTTTCAAAAAACTGCCTGATATTTTAGGTCCAACAAAACTAGAAGGCGAATTAGTAAACATGCAGTCAGGAATATATTTTTTCAATAATACTGGCGCAATATCTTCTTATGATACCGATTTGGGGGTCTGGAGAACAGGAGGACCTGGCCTTAATTCTGTTGATTTTCTAAAAGTACAAGATACAGATACTTTAAACTATGATGATGAAACAAATAGTTTATTAGCATGTGGCGACGGTAGCAATAATGCATATATAAGTTATGATTATAGTCCTAATTCTTTTATTAAATTTAACGATTTAGATTTAACATTTACTAAATTAAATGGAAGACCAGAAGGAAGTCAATGGAATATCGGTACATATTAATACAGAGGAATTAAATTGGCAATCTATCCACCAAAAGTAGTTTACCCTAATAACTATGATACGGATTATAACCTTCTTAAAGTTTATAACACCTCTGAAGCTCCACTAACTGAAAATTTGGAAGCATGGGCAAAAGAAATATATTTAAAACCAGTATCAACAGATAAACAAGAAATATGGGCAGATAATGGTTATGTAAATATATCTGGTGAATTAATATACTATGATAATGTTCAAAAAGATTATGGAACTGGAAAAGTATCTGCTTTACTAAATTGCATAAGAAATCTTGGAGGAGAGCATCCAAAATACAATCCCGCAGGAACAATTGCTCGTGGATTTGTAATAGCAGAACACCATAACCAATTATCAAGAGCTGCTGTAAATATAGAAAATTTTATTGGGATTGAAAATTCCACAAATAAAACAACATTAGATTGGAAAATAAGAAATATTGCTTTGCAACAGCCAATAGTTGATGATACTTGTCCAACTGTTACATTTTATTATTATATAGTAAGTTCTAATAATACAACTGGAACATTAATTGAATACGAACTAGAAATTATAGGCAGCTATGACAGTTTTATTATAGACTTTAGTGATGGAAATACAGAAACTGTAAACTTATCTGGAACTCATAATTATGCTCCTAATAATAAAGCAGATCCATTAGTTAGAGTAGATTCTGCCCAATGCGAAATTGTTCAAAGCGCTATAGAAAGAACCGAAGCAAACGAACCCCTAATTCAAGTTTTACCTGTGAATCTTGAAACAGTTTTGCCAGACCTGCCAACTATACCAGATATTGATTTTAATATTGGAACTCTAGTAAATGCCGATATACAACTCCCTCCAATAGTATTTCCTTGTCTTGATATAGGGCCATTTGGACCAATACAGATACCAAGCGTTATAAATATTGTTCCTCCAATTAATATACCAAGTGTAATTAACTTTGGATCAGTTCCAAATATTCCAAGCAATATAACCATTTCTCCATTTCCTCCAATTCCTTCTACTATTGATATAACTCCAGCAGTTATTGACATTCTTGGTGGAAATAGTTGTAATGTTTGTTCGCAAGAAGTAAAAATAATAAATGGAAAACCTTCTTCTTACCCATTTGGAACAGGAACCTGCTTCCTTTGCCCCGGAGATACTGGCAAAATATCAAAAGTTGAAGTTTATATTAATGATTTTAATATTACAGGAACAACAGATTGGGGAAGCATAAAACTTTTACTTCAGTCTCCTTCTGGCAAGACTGTTTTGCTTATGGGAAGCGGGACTGTTGCAAGTGATTTTAGAGGCCCTGTAAATCTTAAATTTACTGATTCTGCGTCAAATTATTTGTATAATCTTTCCGATGCTTTGCAAAATGGGTCTTACAAGCCATCGCCAAATAACAATCAAGCTTCATCTTCTGCAGGTAGAAGTAATTTGGCCGCACCTGCACCACAAGCTTCTGTATCTAAACCTTATGGAACATCTTTACAAACTTTTAAAAACGATGATATAAGTTCAACAGGATGGAGTTTTTGGATTGCAAGTAATGACCCAAATCTTAATGCATCGTTTTCAAGCGTATGTGTTGATGTTCAATATACATTAAAAGATACTTGTCCCACACCTGTTCCCACACCTGTTCCCACACCTGTTCCCACACCACAACCAACACCACAACCAACACCACAACCAACACCGTTTCCAACACCGTTTCCAACACCGTTTCCAACACCGTTTCCAACACCGTTTCCAACACCGTTTCCAACACCGTTTCCAACACCGTTTCCAACACCGCAACCAACACCGCAACCAACACCGCAACCAACACCGCAACCAACACCGCAACCAACACCGCAACCAACACCGCAACCAACACCGCAACCAACACCGCAACCAACACCAACGCCTGGAACTATTACTCCTGGTACATGTGGAACTTGTTCTTTCCAATGGAGTATGAGTTCGTGCTTGGCAGATTTGCTTTGCACTTATCAATGGGAAAATAGCAACTGGGTATTAGCAAGCAGTAGTCAGGAATGTAACTCGGGAGATCCTGGAAGCAAATATCCTTGCCGATGCTTAACTGCAATAGAAGCTCAAGCATTAGGACTTTTGCCAACAGTATATAGAAATTGCGCCCCTCCTGGTCAACCACAACAGCCTTGCAGCGAACTTCTTGGATGTTATCAAGGCACATGGGAGGAAATGGAAAACAAATGTACTAAAGTTGGAAGTTGTGGTGCTCCTGCTAGAGAAGGAACTTATATTGATGAATCAGTATCAACTAATTGTCAATGTACAAGCCCACTAGCATGTGGTCAATGTAAATATCAATGGACTGTAGTTCCAGGAAAAGCTAGCGAGTGGATTGAACATGAAGTAACAGGAGATTGTAAATTTTCACAAGAATCATCTGGATGTGGCGATCCTACCTTTGGTGATTGTGAATATAGATGTACAAAAGAAACTGGATCGTATCAATGGTTATTATCAAGCAATAATTGCGCAAGTCCTTGTTCTTGTCCTAATGATTACAATTCAGCTTTTGGGCCATGTACTGCTGCAGAAGAAGGCCTTACTGCAATTAACTTTTGTGGTTACAAATGTATTTGTCCGGGCGAACCAGATGGAGATGGAACATCTTCTGGCCAAATATATACTTCTGATTGTACAGATGATTATGGTTCTTCAAGCGCATTTACTTTAACATCATTGTACACAAATAATTTTGAAACTTATCCTGAAGCAAAAGAATTTTCTAGTAAATTACAAGATTTATCTTTTTATTCTGAGGTTGCTGACATTAAGAATAAGCTTTCATTTAAGCCAATAGAATTTCAACAAAAAACTTTATTTATAAAAGATCTTAATTTGAGATTGACTAATGAAGAAAAAACTGCAAATGTAAAAGAAATACCATTTGTTGATCATGAAATAAAATTTAATGATAAGGAAACAAAAATATACAAGATACGGGAGAAAAAACACGATGTAAAGCCTGACCTGAGTGATATTTTTGGAGATGATAATGGAAACAAAAAATAATGATCTCCGAGTAATATCTGTAACAAATTCAAATAATCAAAAAGAAAATGTTTCTATAAAAATTACAAAAGATAGGAACCAATATTCTTTAACAAACAATATTTGGGTAAGGAATTTCACAAGAGATGATACAAAACCAATAGATATAAATGATCTATATGCAGACGAAGAAATACAAACATGCATAGAAAATGAAATTAAAAATTCAAAACTAATTGTTCCAAATATATCTACAGAAAATTTTGAAATAGATTCTGTAGTAATAATTTCAAATGGTTTTGAATTCAGAGAAAATCACAAAAACATTATTGAATCTATTGATACATTTGATAAAAAACAAGTTTTTTGTGTTAATAAAACAATTTTATTATGGAATGCAAATAAATATCCAAATTTTTATTTAACAAACTCTTTTACTAAACCTACTGGGATGAATTTTTATCCTAGGTTAATATGTAGCCAAAGAATGGATTACAATTTTTTGAAAAGCTACAGAAACAATAAATTTGTTTATTCTCCTACTCCGAATTATAAATTCAGTAGTCCAAATTCTATTGACGAAACATTTTTTATTGATGATTATAGGAATCCTATTTGTGCTGCACTTCATTGTGCTTATAAATTTAAGGCAGAACGTATATTTCTCGCATTTTGTTCAGAAGGTTATTCAGATAAAAAAGATGGCATGGTAGATACTGGTGAAGGTGTGTGTATGTATCCACAACAAAAAATGGCAAATGATATTATTAATCACATGATTTTTTGGTATAGATATTCTAATCCAAATACAAAAATATTTTACACAGGTTTGAAAAATTCGTTTTCATTTGCTAAATATTTAAAAGTAAATGATTTTATAGAAGCGGTAAATTATGAAGGATAATGGGTTCAAAGATATTCAAAATGATTTTCTGAGAGACTTTAAGAAGTGGGTCAACTCAGAGCATGATAATAATTTAATAACAGTAAATTCTTTTGTAAGACCAAACTCTGACTACAAAACTGTTTTTGAAAACGCAGATTGTCCAATTCAAGACCACAGCGTAAAAGAAATTATTAAGTTTTTTATGAAACATGGCGGTCGTGTAAAAGAGATTGTTGAAAATATTTGTTTGATACAAACAAATAAAGGCAAGTTTTATATTGGGAAAAATTTGTTAGATTGAAAAAAAAGAGGCGGGACCAACCCGCCTCTTTACAATTTAATTAAATATTATTTTTTATTATTTGTAACTTCTTTTATATCTTTTTTAATTGCTGTTTTTGTGGATTCTTTATATTGGCAGACTCCATCTTCTGTAGCCTTGTGATATCCATCTATTTCGCCTTGTGTTCTTGCTTCTTCAATAGCATCATTGATTTCTTGTATTCGCACCTTGTTTATCAAATTGTTTCCCCAAGTTCCATTGCTTGCACTAGTTTTTGTTGGGGTGACATTCTTTTGAGCTTCAATTGAAGCTTTGATAAATTTTGTTTGTTGTTTCCAATAATCGGAAAGATTAACATCATTATTTGTCACACTAGCTTTAAATTTTTCTCCAATCTTATCGCCAACGTTTTCTAATATACTATCAATTAATTGAAGGCTTGTGCTGTATCCAGATTGATATCCGGCGTGGAAAATTGCAGAAGTATCAGATTCCTGTACGGGAAGATTTGCTGCGATTGTTGTCAAGGCTTCTTGTCTACCTTGTCCTCTTGCCAATTCCAAATTATTTTCAGATTGTTGTTTTATGTAAGAAAAGAATATATCCCTGAATTCATCATCGTTAATTCTAGATCTTTCAGAAGAAACATCCTTAAGCATTTTGAGGTTTTGAACTTCTCTATAAAAAAAGATGTTCATTGCTGCAGAAGTGATAAAAATAGTGGCTAAACAAGCCGCATAAACCCAAATACGAGTCACAAAAGACATGGCAAGCCTCCTTGGTTAGATTTCCTTTCTCAATGTATACTAGAATTTTTTTGAATCAAGAATTTTTTTGTTGGATCATGCTATTTTTTTCTTGGTTTTCTAAATGGACAAATTTGTTGTTTATTTTTATTGCTGTCGTAGAAGAATGGGAGGGAATATTTTTGTAATTATTTTCAAACATAATTTTTCTAGCATCTAAAAAAGATTCTGCTTGAATAACAAGTAGCTCTTTATTCATAATATCTTTTTCACTAATTAATTTTATTTTATAAAATTCATATTCCGTAAGATTTAGTGAAATCAATGGAATATTTCTTTTGTAATTTGATTTCGATTCTTCACATTCAGAAATTCCTATTACTTCTATTTGTTTTTTATCTCTGTTGCCTAAACATAAATATTGCATTTCATCTCCCAAGTAATAGTTTTATTAGTTCTTCTAATAATATTTCTTTATGTATGCAGTCTTCTCCAAGAGAACTAGATAATATTGAAAATGCTTCTAGAGATTCTTTTGTTATTTGTTCTTCGTTTATTTTTTCCATATTGTATTTATGGAATAAAATTAACAAAAGAACAAAATAAAACCAAACGTCTGTTTATAAATAATTAAGCTAATAAATATATATGGTATAGCCTTCAATAAGGAGCAAAACATGAGCACATTTAGAGTTGTAGTAAATAATGAAAAACAAGGATTGATGGATGTTAACCCATCAACTGGAAGGCAGTTTAATTATTACAATATACCATCTGACCCATCTATTCAAAGAACAATTTATGTTTCTGGGCCAAATGGTGGAGTTCGACAATTAAGCGATGGTGATACATTCACCGATTGTAACTACTGGAAGAAATTTGCTTATCCAAATCTTCCTGAAGATCAAGCTTTCATTGTTGTTGTTTCTGACGATGGTATTCCTTGGACTGCAAATGGCCCCAACACTTATCCTTTAGTAAGCACAGGAACAATTGGTGCTGGCGGAACCGCAACTGTTGATTACACCCTAACTGACGGTGGATATGCTGTATTTGCACAGATAACCAATACTGGTGCAAATTCTATGAATGTTTCTATAAATGGAGCTACTACGGCTACATTCCCACTAGCTGCAGGAGATACACAAGTATTCAATCAAGGAGATTTCCTTATTGGTGCTTTAGTTTTCTCAAGCGCATCAGGAACTACATATCAAGTAATCGCAAGCGTTCAATCAGCTTGTAACAGTTGAAAAAATTAACTACAAAAATTAAAGGGCAGGAGCGAAAGCCTCTGCCCTTTTTCGTATAATTAAATGTGGCAAGATTAAAATTATTAGGCATAAAAAACACTAATCCAAATAGCAAATCCATTTGTGTATATCGTGGATGTGGCGGATATGGCGATGTTCTTAATATGAGATTAATATTTGAAGATTTAAAAAATTTATATAAAGATTATTCTATAGATTGGTGCTTGCCTTATTCATTTTTAGATGCTGCAGCATCACATCCTTTTGTAAGCAAAGTAATATCTTTGCAAGATTATAATAAAAGTAATTACAAATATGTTTTTGATTTAACAACAGCTTGTACAAAATATGAGTGGAAACACAAAATAAATAACAAAAAAAACAGAGCAGAAATTTGGGCAAATCATATAGGATTTGAATTAAAAAATGCATTTATGTACATGCCAATTTACAACAAATATTTCGAAGAAATAAAACAAGATCTTGTTAATTTTGGATGGGATGAAAATAAAAAAATAGTTTTATTTTGTCCATATTCAGCTATACAAGCAAAAAATTTAACACATCAACAAATCTTAACAATAAAAGATTTAACTAAAAACTTTTTTCTAATAGCCTTGCATAACAAACAATGTGAATATTTAAAACAAATTAAAGTACCATGTATTTCAAATTATTCTTTAAAAAAAAGCATGGCTTTAACTAAATTTTCAAATTATGTTATTTCAACAGACACAGGACATCTTCACTGTAGCGGCGGATATAATAAACCTACTATGGGATTATTTTGTTATACTAGTGGAAATGTAATTTGTAAATATTACAAATCTATAATTCCTGTTCAAGAAGAAAATCTTGATTGTGGGCCGTGTTATCTATATACTTCTTGCCAAAAATCAAACGACGTAGTAAAACCATGCAGAATAAATATTTCATCAGAGCAAATTAAAAAATCATGGCAAAAACTACTAAATTTAAATATATAACTATACTAATTACACGGTAACAAAATGCCTAATTTAATAAAGCCAAACAGTGTTAAAATTATCACCAAAGATGGAGAGGTTACGATTTCTCTACAAATTGATTTAAATATTAATTTAAATCAAAATGGGGTAGGTTTTACTAATACTAATAATAGCGTATCTGGAAATAGCAAAGATGAAGATTTTGAATGGGCTATACCTGACTTTAATAAATCTGAAAAGTTAAATTTTGGAAAGTAATACAGGAGATAAAAATGTCAATCGGCTTTGATTTCGGAACTTACAATTTGGTTTCTTCAAAGAGAAATATTGATGGTAATATTGCTTTTAAAAGAGAGATTAATGCTTTTTTAGATTTGCCACTTGAAAACAGGTTTGTTTTTAACATGATGAAGCAAGCTGGAGTTCCTCTTATTGAAAGAGAAAAGGTTGCTTATGCTTTGGGCGAGTCTGCTGTAAACATGGCATACACTCTTCCAACTCTTGAATTAAAAAGACCTATGAAAGATGGTTGTGTAAACCCAAAAGAAAAAGATGCTTTTCAAATCATGTCAATTATGGCACATAGTCTTGTTGACCCAATTTCAAAAGATGGCGAAAAACTATATTACTGTGTTCCTGCAAATGCAATTAATCAAGAAACAGATGCAGACTACCATACAAAAGTTTTGGAAGCCATTTTTAAAAGCTATGAATCAGATGAAGGGTGGAAAGTAGATGCCAAGCCTATAAATGAAGCTTTGGCTTTGGTATATGCAGAATTAGCTAAAAATGCTTTTACGGGAGTTGGAATTTCCTGTGGCGCAGGCATGGTAAATGTTTGTTATGCGATGTATGGCAATCCAATATTTCAGTTTGCAATTGTAAATAGCGGCGACTGGATTGATAAGCAGGCAGCCAAAGCAACTGGCGAAAGCATAACTTTTATTAATAAAGAAAAAACAAAAGTTGACCTTAGAAATCAGCCAGCAAATCTTGTAGAAAGAGCTATTATCACTCAATACAGATTAATGATAGAAAAGACGGTTAATGGTATTAAGCAAGGCCTTAGTTCATCTTCAAAAGCTGTAAAATCTGATGTCCCTGTAGATTTTATTGTTGCTGGAGGCACAGCAAGTGCAAAAGGATTTGATGAATTATTTGCAGAAACAATAAAACAGGCAGAATTAACAATACCTGTTGGAAAGGTTATTAGGCCAAGCGATCCATTATATTCTGTTGCAAGAGGCTGTTTGATAGCAGCCGAAGCAGCGAATTAATTTATATTAAAAAGGTTCAAAAATGTCAAAAGAAATAGTTTCAAAGCCTGTACAAGATCTGGGAATAGCAGCATATGTGTTGATGAATCATTATCAATTAGCTGGAAGAAAAGATAAAACTTTTATATTTAAAATAGCAAAAGAAAAATTAAAAGAATTTGAAGATTTAAAAACATCATATCTGTTTAGTGAGTTTCATTACTTTGATCACTGCTTAATGGGATTAAAAAAGTTAGAAGAATATCCATTTCCTATAGATTCTAATAAATTTATTACCGACTTGGGCGCAGCAGCTTTTTTGCTTATGCATAAATTTAAACTTCTTGGCAAGAAAGGCAGATCTTTTTACTTTGATATTCATACTCCAGAAGAAGAAAATCAATTTGATGATATGAACCTTCAATATACAGCTTCGGCTTTTCACGATTTTGATAGTAAACTTATGTCTTTGAAAAAAATTATTTAATTATAAATAATAATATGGAAAATAATATTTTAGAAGATTTAGATGCTCTTGATAGCATTGTTTACAAACCGCAAAAAAAATCTTTAACTAGTTTAGAAGAATTTAACAAAAAAGTTAAATTCGATTCTGATTCTACTTTATATGAAAGAATCATCGAGTGTTTGGAAAAACTAAGATCAAATTCCAGAATTTGATTCTTCTTTAACCATCTCCTCTGCAATGCTTATTATTGCATTGTAAAATATAAAATTCTGGCACTTGTTTGCCACATGCTCATACCATATTCCATCATCATCTATTTTTAATATTTTGCCAACAAAATAATTTATTATAGTTTCTTCATCAAAGTCTCTATTAATACGATTTGTAAAAAAAGTTACAATTTTATTTTCAAAATACTTTAAATTTCTTTTCGTATTAGTTGATAACATATTCTTCTCCTAAAATAAAAGGTTTTTCTTTCGAATTAACAAATTCTTTTACAATTCTTAATCCATGTTGTTTGTAAAGAGCATTCCAATCTTTGAAATCTTGTGGCGGCAAAACTATTGAAATGCGACTTTCTGGGTCTGTATAACCACATGAAAAAAGCATGTTTACCATTTTTTTAATAGCGCTTTGACCAGCTTCATCTCTATCTAATGCCAAACAAACTTTGTAGTAGGCAAGCATTAGTGCTTGCTTTTCTCCTAAATTTTTACCACCACATGCAACCGCATTGAATCCTGCAATATTTAATGAAAGCGCATCAAATTCGCCTTCGCACAAATAAATTTTTTCTTCTTTTTCTGGGAAATTAGTAAAAAACAAAACATCTTCTTTGCCAACCCCACATTCTTTCTCTGGGCCTCTATATTTGGGCTCTTCATTTCCCATAGATCTTGCATTGAAATAAATCAATTCTCCGTTTTTATAATGATATGGTATTATAATTCTGTTTATATATTTGCCACTTGTGCATACATGAAATTTATCATTAGAAAATCCTCTTTCAGCTAAATAGTTTGTTGCTTTTTGATACCATGTTAATGGTGCTTTTTTCACCGGGAAAGTAAACGGTGGAAGAGAAACTGTTTTAAATGTTAAATCAAAATCTTTTTCTTCTTCTTCTGTTGAATCATCAGAATCCATTTCCTCTATTGGTCTTCCTTTATACTTGGTAATGCCAAGCAACTGCATTGCTATAGGCTTTGAACACTTTTCTACATCCATTACCAGAGATACAAGACTTCCTTTTCGATCTGATTTAAAACAATGATAAACACCAAAAGTTCTTTGATTTTTCCCCCCAGAAGGATTGCACCACAAATGATGCTTTTCATCTGCTTCTGCAAATATTGAATTTATTCTTACTTCGTTTCCTTTTACAATTACATTTTTAATTCCAAACTTATTTTCCGCCCAGTTTTTGAATGCGTCAAAATCTATTGCCATTTGGATAAGTCCTCTCCAAAGCCCTATAATTCATTGTATGCTAATCGAACATCTTAGTGTGAGCCGTGGGCAATGTTACGACCTTTGCCACCAACAGTACAAGTTTAAATACCATCTGAAAGTAATTCCAGACCAACCTGAACAAGTTTATTTTGTTTACGGTAAATTAGTTCATCGTGCCGCAGAAATTTATATACAAAATAAAGGCGAGCAAGACATATTGGAAATAGGCAAAAAATTGTTGTCTGGGGAATTGGAATTTCCTGACCGTGAAAAGCTGTACCTTTTGACACCAGAGTATAAGAATAAATATTGGGACCACCTTGTAGGTGTCAAATTATTTTCTGCCGAGATAGCTAAGAAATTTGGTTTTGCAGGAGAACTAGAATACAAAATGCTTTTTGATTTAGATGAGCCAAATCAAAAAATGATATTAGGATTTATTGATAGGCTAATCATTAAAGATGACTTTGCTTTAATTATTGATTATAAAACATCAAAAAATAATGCTTGGAGAAAAAATAAAAAAACAATAAAAACAGATTTGCAATTAAGCACATACGCATATCATGTCTATGATAAATATAAAATATCACCAAAAAATATTCATGCAGTTTTATTTTACATGGAAGGAAGGAAGGCTGTTAGTACAAATTTTGAAGAGTCATATCTTTTGCAAACAAAAGAATTACTTAAAAAAACATATATGAAAATAGAAAGCCATGATGATAAGATTGTAACAGGAAAAGTAGGGTACCATTGTAGAAGATGTGACTTTAATAACAAATGTCATTTTTACAGGAATAACGACGATGCATATTGAAAAGCAAAAATTATATTATATTCCAATTTTTGTTGATCATCAGATATTTGTAGATGAAGATCAAAGATACGCTATTTATGAAGGTGAAGAAGTAAGAACTTTAGGCAAATTAAATCAAATAGAACAATTTGCAAAAAATGGAGATAAAAATCAAGAGATATTTACAAAAGAAATATTTCTTGAATATAGAATAGACAGCAATAGAAAAAAAGAACCAATAGAAGTTTTGCCTTCATTTTATAAAGTACATATACCTTTTCCAAATCTTATAACAAATGAAGATTTTGATGAAAATGATGAAAATTTTCAAAATGACTACATTGAAGATTTGTTAAATGAAGAAGATGGCGGCAGGAAAAGATTGACCATAAATTTCAAAAAAGCTTATAAATTAAAGAAAAGAAATTTTGTTTTTATACACAATATTGAAATAAAAGATTATTCTTTTTTTGACAAAAGCATAACTTTTGTAAATCTCTAGCAATTTTTTAAAGACATGCTAAAAATCAAACTTATTTGATCCCCAACCGAAACTGTTATTGATGATCCTATTTCAATAGTAGAATACAAACGAGCTGATACTGGACTGCCACTTACAACGTTTGTCAAAAATAAATTCTTAACAGGTCCCCATGAAGTTGTTGTAGCAGAAAAAGCAATTAAATTACTTTTTGCTTTGACTGTAGACCCAGATGTTACTATGCTAAACCCACTTGTAGAGCTAATTCCTTGTCTAGCATATCCTGTAGAAGTTGCTGGCTCTCCAGAAATAGATGCGTAAGTATCTGTTTCAGAAACTGTTGATCTATTATCTAATCCTAAATAATAAAATGATGGAATATAATTATTTGAAATAGACCCGCCAACAAATAATGCATTTAATATTTGTTCTTCACCTTGTACATGCAATACATTGTGAATATTATTTTTTTCAAATATAACTTGATTATTTCTTATTTGTTTAATTTCATCAAGTATTAGTATTCCGGGCCACTTTTTTAACATACGCACCTAAATAATATATATGAAAACTTTTAAAGAATACATTAAAATAAAAGAATCTGCTTATGGAAGCACAGGAGGGATAGAACCACCATTACAAAGACCTGATATAATTGTTTCTTCATATAATGGTCCTATCCCAGGAAATATTAAAAACTCTGAAATTCCTATACCTAAAAAAAGAAAAATTGACTATAAAAAATTTAGAAAAGACTTATTTAACTTGCCAAAAATTTAATAGTCTTCATCTTCATCTTCATCGTCTTCATCGTCTTCATCTTCATCCCAATCTTCGTCATCATCATCATCTTCATCATCATCTTCATCATCATCTTCATCATCATCTTCATCTTCATCGTCATCGTCATCGTCATCGTCATCCCAATCTTCGTCATCATCTTCGTCTTCATCATCATCTTCATCGTCCCAATCGTCATCATCGTCATCATCGTCATCATCATCTTCGTCATCATCCCAATCGTCTTCGTCTTCGTCTTCATCATCTTCGTTATCTTTGCATTTAACAGCCGACAATGCTTCTGAGAGTTTGTAATTGGTTTGGAAAAAACAGTTAATTAAATCTTCTTCAAAACTGAACATAACTCACTCCTTATTAACAAGGCTTATTTGTTGGTCTATTGCATGAGCCATTGTAGCTGGCACGACTGCATACACTACTATAGCGTATATTGCAAGTTTTTTCAACTTTTTTGTCTTCTTCCTTTGTCGAATTTGCGCAACTTCCATAAGTACAGCAACCAGTATTGTTTAAAGGCTTCTGTCCTTTTCCATACTCTGGAGATCCAGGTATTGTTGAGTTATTTTTATAGCAATCACATTGGAAGAATCTTCTAGTTAAAGTATTCTGATCATTTTTGAACCACATGGCATTTTCATCTGATCCAAATAACTTTTTTGAAAAAACAAATTCGACTAAATCCTTAGCTGCTTTTACAGCTTCATCAAATGGGCTAGATATTCTTTGCCATGTAAAGAAAGGTCCTTTAATTGACATTTCGTCAACAGCTAACTCTACCTTCATGTCTGAAAAATTAGATGCATCCATAGGAAATACAGAATCATTAAACAACTCTTCTATTTTAACTGTATACTTGTATTTTTCAAGCTTTACAGTTCCATCTACTGTTCCAAAAGTTTTTTCTTTTTCAATACCATCTTCACTTGACATACTATCAAGCTTGTTAATTCTAAATATGTCTCTTTGAGTGAAAATTTTTACTAGTATATCACGATAAGAAACTGGCATTTTGCCATCTTCTATCATCCAATTTTCACAAAACGATTCATAAAAATTAGCACAAGAAGGAGCATTTATGCAAGCTTTGAAAAAAGTTTGTTTTAAATAATCCCTTGCTTTAATAACTGCCTCTTTGTTTTTTCCATTTTTCTCATATATTTCTACAAAGATATCATAAAAAATTCCTGTCATAACTCTTGCAAAAGAATGAGGTTCCTTAATTAAAGATGAATTGGGACCTTGAGCCGGTAATGTTTCTGGATTTACATATTTAAATGTATTGTTTGCATCTCTTAATCCGCATCCAATATTTAATGCTATTCCAAACTCTTCGGCAACACTACTAACAATATTAGACTGCCTTAAATTTCCTTTGGTATCTTCTAGCATCTTGTTAACAACAGGATCAAAATGCAAAGCACAAATCATCGCATTTATATCGCCAAAAGCTTCATGAAATGACCAAACTTCGATAGACGCTGCACTAAAAAAGTCTGGACGAATTGCATCCAACAAAGCATGCCCTAGTTCGTGCAAAACAATATCTGCAGATAATGCCGTATATACGGTTTTATTGTTTTTCGAAAAGTAAAAGAACTTTAAAAATCTTCTGTCATAAAATGCATTGGCTTGCTGCCCTGCCATTGGGTCTATTGTTAACCTATTTACTGCTGCCCATTTTTTAAGACCAAACAAGCTATTAAAAATGTCTATGCCCTGACAACACAAAGCGTATGCGTTTGCTGCCATGCCTTCTTTTGAGGTAAAAGGGTATGCGCCAGGAGTTAAAAACATACAATCAATAGGCAATCCTTTTGGTTCGGGATTTTCTACAGTGCCAATAAGATTAGGATAATTTGGATCATTATAATAAAATTTCATCATAGATTTCACCTTTGGTCTAGGAGTTGTTGTAGTTGCTTTGCTCTTATTAGGAATGAAAATACCAGCATACAATTTATCAAAAAAGATTTTAAACATTAATACACCTCACTATCTATATAATATGAGTATTGAAGCTAGAATTAAAGAACAAAGAACAATAGAAGCTACAAAAAAAAACCTAATAGGCATGGAAGGCAAGATATATTTAATTGCAAGATTTTTAGGTAATGAAATAATATATCAAAATTCAGATCAAAATTTCTTGGAAGATTATGAAAATTCCCTTGATGAATATACAATACCAATTTTAGATGATAGTACAATATCAAATTTGATTGGATATAATTTTTATGGACTTAACTATGGTCACAATTTAGAAATTGCTACCGAAGATTATAGCATGACTATTAAACTTTACTATAACGGAAAAATAGTTTATAAAGAATCTTCTGGGGATATTGAATCTTATTCTCCAGACAGCTCTTGGGAAAAAGCAGTTGATTATTTTTACGAAATAGCAGAAAAGAAAATTAAAAAATATCTTGAGGAAAAAGAAAAGAAAGAAAAAATGGAAATGCAAGCCCTCAAGAAAAATGCTATTGAGGACTTGCAATCAAGATGGGGAAACATATTTTAATCCGAATTATATTTTTTAAAAATATATTCAAACAATGGAAAAAGAAAACACAAAAATAACAAAAACCCAAAAAAATAAATTTCAAATAATGTCATGGAGTGACTAAATCTCCAGATTGAAGAACATAAGGCGTTTCGCAAATTTTAATTAAATTGCCGCCACCATCATATCCATAATAAGTTTTTTTAGCAGCAGAACCAACACCTGCTCCTGCAGGATATTTTATCTCTTCTGTCAAATTACCAGCGGCATATGTTTTTTTATAGAACCAATACGCATCACTACTTCCAGCTAATAATTGCCAATCTTCGCTAGGACTTGCTGGATTAAAACCGGCAGCAGTAATTATTGCAGCATCAACAGGATTGGCTGGATCTAAAAGCACTAATCTATCAGATCCCAGTTCAGGATAAGAAAATCTTTTTTGAATATCATACTTTTCAAACAAAGTTGGCAACTCTGCAACAGGCGCATTTTTATTGAAATTTAAAATAGTCTCTGCGCTTGTACTTCCAATATAAGCTCTCCATGTGGCTCTATTTTTCTTTGCCTTTATCAAAACTTTATTAGAATTTGAATTAATGTCGCTAGATGGATAAACCAAAGCAGTAAACAAATCAGAAAAATTAACATTTGAGTTTAAAGAATTAACAACTTCATGCGCTGTAACAGCGGCCAATGATGCACCAGTTAGTGTTACAGATAATGAAGCATAATTCATAAAATTTACATCATAAGCATAATTAAATGTTAAAACATTTGATGCAGTTAGGTTATATGGATCTAAAGCATTACTAACCATATAGTCACTACGATTAGTATTTCCTTTAATTTTCCATCCAGTTTGGTATTGTCTATCAGAGCCAATAAAAGATGGTCTAAACTCAAAATCAAATACATTCTGAAAAAATGGCATATTTACCTCTTAATCATAGACTACGCAATATCATTCTTATATTATCTACATCCTTTCTGCTTTTTTCTAGTTGATCTTCATAAAATATTTCCATCCACCTTTTATCTGGCTCATCTAGCAAACTTAAATTTTCTTGTATTCTATTTGCATAGTTTGCAACTACTTCTGATTCCATTTCAAGAGCAAAAGTTAATAACTCCTTTATATCATAACTAACTATATAAGGATTAAATGTAAATACATCAGAACTTGTTGTTAAATCGCCGCCTAGACCAAGAATTGCATTTTGAAATTCAATAACATGACTCATTTCGCTGGAGGCTTCCTTAGCAAAAAGCTCCTTGTATTCTTCCCTATGTAACCCCGAAACTGTTGAAGCAGCGGTTAAATAAAATAACATATGCTTTTTTTCGTTTTTTAAATCCAAAAACATATAATTGACAAAGTATGAATAATTTTGATTTTTTAGCATGAAAGCCTCCTAAATTATTATAACAAGGTGTACAAAATGAGTTCGGCTAATTACAAAGAAATTTATAAAAAAAGATACGATTTTGAATTTTACTATTTTGATGAATTTCAACTAGAGATACCACCAGATGAAAAAGTCGAAGATATGAATGGATATACTCTAGAAAGACAGCAAGAAGAAGTAGCAAAATGCATGTCAAGTTTTCCATATTTTTGTCACAAATATATTAAAATTCTACACCCAACCAAAGGACTAATTCCATTTTTATTGTTTAAATATCAAGAAAGAAGCATACAGTTTTATGAAGACCATAGATTTAATATAATAAGTAAATTTCGACAGGGAGGTCTAACAACAGTTACTCTTCTATACGGTCTTTGGAAATGCCTTTTCCAATTAGACCAACAAATAATGGCATTGTCAAAAACAGATCGTGAAGCAACTAATATTGGATTAATCATAGACAGAGCTGTTGACCATATGCCAGATTGGTTAAAACCAAAAAAAGATGGCAAATGGAACGATCACCTTAAACAATTTCCAGATACAGGCGGCGCATTACAGTTTTATAGCCCAGAAGCTGCCCGTGGTAAGTCAGTTACCTTTCTTATAATTGACGAAGCAGCGTTTATTCCAGATATGGAATCGCATTGGAAAGCTATGTGGCCGGTTTTATCAACAGGCGGAAGCTGTGTGCTAATTAGTACGGTAAATGGATTAGGGAATTGGTATGAAGAAACGTATCACAAGGCAATGGAAAAGAAAAATATGTTCCATGTAATCGACTTAGATTACTGGGAACATCCAGACTATAGCAACAAAAAAAACCCAGGATGGGTCGAAGAACAAAGACAACAGCTAGGTGAAAAAGGATTTCTCCAAGAAGTTTTAAGGTCTTTTTTAGGGTCTGGAGAAACTTATTTTCCTTCTGAATTAATTGCCAAGCTAGAACAACAAACAACAAACTCAAAACCAATAAAAAAAGTATTTGAAAAATTTTGCAATAAAGATTCTTCTTCAGAAGAATCTCCAAACGATCTAACAAAAGGAGCATTGTGGATGTGGAGGGAAAGACAAGAAGGTCAAGAATATATTCTTGGAGTTGACTCTGCCGAAGGAATTGGGTCGGATGGAGATAATTCTTGCATACAAATAATAAATGCAAATACATTAGAACAATGTGCTGAATTTTATAGTAATTTAATTACCCCACATGATTTGGCACAAATTGTAAATGAATTAGGACTCTACTATAACAATGCTCTTGTTGCTATAGAAGATATGTCAACAGGTGGAATAATTTTAAATGAATTACAACACACATTTGAATATGAAAATCTCTATTTTTCAGCAAGAAATAGCAAAACTTTAAAACCCGGCGTTAAAATAACCGTAAATAATCGTGGCATAATGCTACAATCTCTCCAATCTAGAATGCTAAATGGAAAAATGAAAATAAAAAGCAAAAGATTTGTTCGTGAAATTAAAACTTTTGAATACAATCCAACAACTAAAAAAGCACAAGCAGTAAAAGGAAAACACGATGATTCAATAATGGCACTTGCACTAGCTAACTTCGTAAGAGATGAAATGTATCGTGATATGCCAATAGGATTTGAAGCAAATGAAAGAGAACCTGAAGGATTGTCAGACATTAGAAAAGAATTAAAAGATAGTCTTGATTCAGATATACAAAATATATTCGACAATAAAAATAAAGAAAACCAAGATATGGAAGAATACATAGCCATGTATAGAAAAAATAATAGTTTGTTGCGTGAATTTGGGTGGTAAATTACTTATTAAAATTATGAAAATGAAAACAAATTTTATTGAAATAGATTACAAAGAATATAATGACGCTATAGAAAAGTCTTTGTTTGATGAATCATGGATTAAAAATTTATATAACGACAAAGAAAATATAATTAGTTTTTTCAAAATATTAAATGAACAAAGACATTTAAGTTTTGCAGCAGATTTCATAAGATATCCAAATATTAAAAAAATTATAATGGCAAAAAAAGATACAGAAATAAACAACAAACTAATAGAACATATGTTAAATGCTGGAAAAGCAGAAGAAAATATAATAAAAATAAATGAAATAAAATCTATTACAAATTATTATGCAAATATAACACTTTCTTTGTTTAATGAATACTCACAACTCACAAGAGACTTTATTTCTGGCGTAATTAAACCATACCCAGAACAAATTGAAGATACATGGAAACCTATAAAATGTTTTAGATTAATAACAAATGAACAAGAAATAGTTTTAAAAATATTAAATAATAAAGTTTTATGTAATAGTGAAAACAAAAGCTTTGTTGAATATTTTAATAACAGAAACAAATCAAAAGACCTTAAAAGAGGTTACCTTACAGAAAATCAAATATCACAAAAAGCGGTAAAAAATGTAAAAAGAGAACTTTTAAATTTAAAAGAAATAACTATTCCTACAAATTATAATAAAATTAATAATGACAATGCAAAATATAAAATTATTTATAAAGGCAACCAAACTGTACAATATAATATGGAAGAAGTTTCGATTGGTGGAGATAACTTAAAAATATATCAAATTCTGGAATTAAAATGAATACGAACGAAAGACAACTATCCAAAATAAAAGATCAACTTGTAGAAATTTACCGCACTTTACCAGAACAATTTACACTATCTAAAACAAAAAATCATTTAAAAAATACTATAGATTCTATTACTGAAGTTCAAACAAAAAGAAAAAGAAGACAGATAGAACAACAAAGAGAAGATATGAAAAAACCTGTTTTCTTTGGATCTTTAGAAGATGCACAAGCTGCATTAAAAGCATTAGATAAAATGATGCAGGAAGAACAAAATAAAATTGATTCGCAAAATAATACTGATTCACAAAAAAATACTTCAAACGAGCTTTTAAATGGTTAAGGTGTTTTTAACGACACATGCCATAACTATAATTATATTGTAAATCATTTTAAGGGAGAGATATGCCTACTCCACTTTGGGCTGACTTTTTTAAGACTTTCGACTATGCCTTCACTAGCGATCCTTTATCAAAAACTGTAGACACATCAGATGTTGTCGGCGCAGGCATTTCATCTCCAGATTCAATCCCCACATTAAGCCCAGATGGCTCATTTTGGAGTGGTAACGATTCTAGATTAATTCGCTTGCGTGAATCTAATGATTTTATAGACCTATCTACAGTATCAAATAGACAGTCAAGATACAAAGAATACGAAAGATTACGCAGCGTACCAGAAATTGAAATGGCCCTTAATGTCTTTTCTGATGAAGCATGCTTGGCAGGAAATACTTTAGTTGCCACACCGTTTGGATATCAGAAAATAAGCTTTCTAGCTGAAACATATAAAAATGAAAAATTCTTGGTGTATTGTTATGATTTTAAAAAACAAGATTATTCATTAGGATGGGCTCACTCCCCAAGACAAACAAAAGTAGCTGAAACAATTCAAATAGTATTTGATTTCGGCAAAAACTTAGAATGTACTCCAGATCACAGAATATTACTCAGAAATGGAGAATGGATTCAGGCTGGCGATCTCCAAATCGGAGACGAAGTAATGCCATTTCATTGTGTTCAAACACATGAATACTTAAACAATTTTAAAACCAAAAGATTTCCAAGAATTTTCACATTCAACAAAGGATGGGTACACGAAAGACAATTTGTTGATGAATGGAGAACTGGCAAAGATATAGAAAAATATAAAAATGTAAACTATTATGGCAAAATAGCTAGCAAGCAATTGTCGATGAGCCAAATCAAAAATTCTATAGATGTTGATTGGCGAACATTCAAAGATAGACTTGCCAAAGAAGGATTTAATCTCAAAGAACTTAGATGGCTTGGCAATAACTACCCAGAACATGTTAGAGTTCTTGGAAAATTAACAGGAAATACTGTTCCTGTATATGATTTAACTGTTGAAGAACACCATAACTTCTGCACAGATGTAACTGTTGTTCATAATTGCCAAAAAGATAATAATGGTAATGTTTTTACAATAAATGCAAAAAATGAAGATGTAAAAGAAGAATTGGAATTTCTGTTTTTTCACAGATCTATGCTCAATGTCAATCGTAGAATCTGGGCAGACTTCAAAAGCCTTCTACTATATGGCGATATATTTTATGAATTGGTAATAAGCTTAGATGAACCAAGAGATGGCATATTAAAGTTAACA